TCCTGACCGTCAACTTGTACTACAAACGCTCTCTCGCGACTTCCCATGCACTTATTTCCTTCTCAATAATTAAATTTCCACACCTTTTCTTTGCTTCACCACTTTCCCAACATCTCTAGCTTCCCACACTTCAATCTATTATGCAAGCTTTCTAAACAATTATTTCACATATTCTTAAGTCGTTCCAATTCATTCCTAATCATCGTATCCTCAGATTGTCTACAAATATAACCACAATAGAATACTTGTTTTAGTACCTCCAATTCTTCCTCTTTGTTAGATAAATCTTTTAAGTCAGTTTCTAGCAGATATTCCCACCAAAATTCTTTACTGAATTTCATACCTTATCCTCCAATTCAAGTGCCCAGTCAAGCTCATCATAGAGATGTGTACTCTTCAGGACATTAGTTAGTTTAATATTAGCTCGTTCCAAGTAAGCTTTCTCTTCCAAGGTTTTACTCAATAAATAATATAAAACATCTGCATAATGTGCTTGGTTGATGTTGGGGTCCATCAAGACTGCTTGGATAGTACCATTGCAGCCTGTGGTATCCAACGCCCTCAGCTTGTCAATCTCTTGTGGTTTCATTGTGGTGAATCTCCTAGTTTATTGTAGTCTAGTGCTGCATAACACCAAAATGATGTACCTCGTAGCTGTTGAATCAAATCTTTAAACTGCCACACAGACATACCAATTACGTTCTCACCCTGTTTAATGCAGATAGTATCACAAACACCATTACCAGTCATATTAATTTCTTCGTGGTAGTATGGCTTACCATCATGACCGTGGTCAATATATTCTTTTTCAACTGTTACGTCTAGATGAAATCCCATTACACCAAATCTCCACTAACAATCACAGACTTATTAATCTCTTTAGTTGCTGTTGTCCCCTCAAATGTAACTGTGAACTTCACGCCAGTAGTGCCTGCACCACCCCAATTTTCACCGTATCCTGTTTCAGTACTCCCCAACTCAATCTTAGCAGTATACTTATCAAACACCACTTTCATTTCAGCAAGGAAATTATCCATCACTTCCTCCTGTTCAATAAGGTCAAGCTTATCTTGAGCTGAACTGATGATAGCCAGTAGAGCATTCTCTGCCACTGTAACTTGACCATCTAGTATCAAGTCTGTCTGATCAATAGCTGCTTCAAGGGTATGCAGACTTGTCAGGGTGCTGTCTGCATCTGTGATCACCATTTCATACTGAATCTTAGTTGTCAACTTCATTCTCCTTCACTTTAAATAAATGTAGCATGTCTTCGTGACTAATGCAATCGTTTGTGTCAAATGTTCCATGTGAAGATAGAAAATAGTCTTCTATGTGGAACTCTTTACATTTAGATAAGTCAAGCCCTTCAATTATGGGCATGTCTTCTGGGTTGAGTTTATCAGTCACTGTTTATCCTCCCATCCAAGAGGCTCAACTGGATACTCTGAAAAATAGTAACCCTTAGAGGTATCGCACGTCAGAGGATCATTGTAAAAATATCCGTATGTCTCAGCAACACCATATTGAACTTCAAAATAAAGGCACAGGGGATGATCTTCATATTCCATTGAGAACCAATAATATCCAGATGTCTTTGGTAGCGCTTGTGTCCACTTATTCATATCATCCCCTAAAATCCGAAAAGTCTTGTTTATCTATTGTCTGCCACCAAACAAGCATAACCAATGTCATAGGCCAAAGCAATAGATTTTCTACTAAAATAATTGTCCAAAATGCTGTATTGATTGTATTGTCTGTAGCATTGTAGATTTCTTCAATCGAAGCGTCTTTCTTAGCGGCATTTCTCATAGCTGTGGCGATGCTAGCGTCTGGGATGCCTATCTGTCGCAGGTTGGATGAGACGTAGTTTTTGAGTAGATAAAAGCTGCATGTAGCACATATCAGCCAAAGGAATAGGTAGGTCATTTCAAATCCACCCCAAATAAGTCATTAGCCAGATGTCTGACAATTTTATCCTTGTTTGCCATGCAATACAAGCTGCTTATATTATCAATATCTTCTCTGTCTTTCAACAGGGGTAGTTGCGTGTAACGTTCAAGATAATAATTGAAGTGCTGCCAAGCACCAAACCCTTGAGCCATGTAAAACAAGTGTTTCAATGTATTAGGTTTAACACAGTCTGTCATACCAAATCCCTCCAAACCACCACAGATTCATTAGTCTCTTTAGTTGTTCTTTTAATACTAATAGTAATTTTAGGTAATCTACGTAGCAATCTGTCTTCTGCGGAAAATTCGTCAAGGTCTTCAATGCTAAGACTGTAGGAAGTTTGTTCAGGTAACAATTTATTCATTTCTTTTAACAGAAATGAAAAACCTTCTTGAGTGTAAGGGATTCTCCCCTGTTCTTTTAACACTTGTCTATAGATATTCTCAATTTCAGAAATCAGTTTATTCACCAGCGTCTCCTTTATTTTTAAATAGTTTATCCCAGCTTGTACGGCGTATTTGTATGTGTTTGTTTCATCTAAGTTTCTCTATCCTAATTATCTCTTCAATTTTAGGTGTTCGTGTTATCTCTACAACATAAACATCAGAGTAGCTTTTAACCCACTCATTTTTATAGGACTCATTGGGAACACAAACCTCCTGTATTGGGTGACTTGGAATACAACAATCATTCCACCAATGCACCCCGGCTGTGAAGTCCCAATAGGCAGTTACCTTCTCGCCGTCTGTGTACTCTAAGTCTACAGCCCATGCTCTAAATTTCCTAGTATTCATTTCCTCATCACTCCCTCTTCCTTCCCATCAATAATATCAAGCAATCTCACTATATCAGCCCTTGTGTAGAATGTCTCCTCCGTTGGACCTAAGTAGCTTATGTGGAGGAGAGTGTTGTTTGGTGAATGGATAACGAAGATTTCGTCTATGTCTTTGTCTCGGAATGTGGTGGTCATTTTAACAGATGCTCCGGGTAATGAATATGTACATAAACACTAACTCCTCCAACACCAATCTTTGTTTGGTCAATTCCCTCACCTTCTCCTGTGCAGATCAACTCACCATTACGGAAGAACTCGTAGAAGGCTGAGTGTTCATCAACATCGTCATAGATTTCTTTAAAGTAGGTTATACCAGAACGGTTAGGTTTCAGATCCCAAAACAAATGGTTGTAGAAAGACATCTCTTTGTTTAAGGTTATCTCAGTCATCAGTATTTCAAAATGCACGTTCATTTAGCTGTCATCCCCTCAAGATAGGTTTCACCAATAACATTTGGTGTTGTCCGGTCTTTTGGTGTAGCTTGAATGATAGCACGAAGCTTCCACATGTAATCCATGTGATTGTCCTCATGGTAAACGTGAACCAAGCGCTCGTGAATCCACGTTAGAAATTGTTTATCTGTCATTTACTCTCTCCCTTCTCAGTTTGTTTACGTTTCACATACGTGTATGTCGTTTGCTTCCCATCCTCTCGTGTTACCGACACTATCACAACCTTATCTGCTTGTTCAAGGATTTGTTTCAGGAGACGGTAGGTGTGTAAGTGGATGATGGGCATTATTAAACCCTCTTCAGTTCATTAAATTCACCAGCCTTCTTCAAGTCTTCCTTTGAGGCCACCACGATTGTGTGGTGCTTGGTGTGCTCAAGCGTAAAATAAGATCCTTGAGCAATCAGCTTACGTGCAACCTCTAGAGCGAAGCTTGGTGTTACCTTAATTTCCATTTGGGTTCTCCTATTTGATGTACAAAGGATAGCACTGTTGAGGATGGATTGCAAGCAGTGAATAGATTTGTTTGGAATAAAAATAATGTTGTGGGAGGGTTGACAGGGAATTTTATGTGTGTCATTGTAGTTGGACATTGTGCTTGAGAGAAGGCACTAAAACACAACTATGATAGCTGGGATATGGCTGTAGGCTACGTCCTGTAAGGCTTGTAGCTAATTTGGACCCCCATATGGTAGAGAGGAGATATAGGTGGAGGAGGAAGAGAATAACGTAAGTACAAGACTACTAACATACAATATTAAGGTTGGTGTGGTAGTGAGTAATAAGGTAAGAGGTATGGGTGTACGATATCCTAGTGTAATGAGTGTAATCATAACCAATATATTTGCTTGTCTTAAGAAACAAGATAGATTGGTATACTCAAGACGTAAGCAGTACAAGCCTAATGTAAACTCAAACAAGAAGAACCTGAATCCAGCACAAGTAATTAAATGTGTTGATCTTCTTGTAGAGATGGGTTATGCTATTAACGTTATTGGTAACGGACACAGAATTAAGGAGAAGAGAACAGTGAGCTATATTGTACCTACAGACGAGTTTATTAAAGAATTCTGTACTGATCAAGAGCAAGCAGATATTGCATATACAAGCTATATGTCTGCATACCAAACAATTCAGCTTCGTGATGAGAATGGATTGGATACTAATTTCTTTAATACCCAACGGCTTAAAGAGGCTGCTGATCTTGTAGAGAAATTAAATAAGATCAATGAAGGCTGTATCATTCGTGTTGGTGATGCTAAACCTCTCACTAATTTCTATTGCCGTATCTTTAACACAGATATGGATCATGGTGGTAGGTTCTATAAGTCAGATGTACTTCGTATCAAGAATAAGAAGACATCAGCACGTCTTGAAATCACTATTGATGGTGAAGAGATTGTAGAAGTCGATTACAACTCCCTACATTTCCGTATATGTGCAGCTAAAGAAGGTATTGATACATTCAATCTTCCAAAAGATGTGTATATGGATATATTGCCCGATGATGAGAAAACGGACATGAATCGTCTGATCGTCAAGCTTGCTGTAAACATCATGTTCAATGCGAAAGATAAGAAAGCGGCACAGAAAGCTATTCAGGAAGAAATTACAAAATATAAAGATGATCCTGAAATGACTTTCACCAAGGGCGCATATGTACACTTTATTGTTATGGAAGCTTTCCCTAAGTTTACTAAGTACTTCTGTCGGGATGACAGCTATGGTCTACGATTGCAGAATGATGATAGTTGGCTTGCACATAAAGTGTTGAAGCATTTTGTAGAACAAGGTAAACCGTGCCTTCCCGTGCATGACAGCTTCATTGTAAAACGAAGTGATATTGATCTTCTTACTAAAGCAATGGGTGATAGCTTCCGGGAACAGTTTGGTGTTGAGGAGTGGGTTCCAGTCACTATTAGTTGGAAAGATGAAGGTGAAGTTTATAAAAAGAGTGTTGTTGTATGAAACTAATCAAAGATTGGCTGCTAGCCATCAGTGTCTGCAAGAAATATGGTATAAAGTGGAATCCTTTTCATTGGATGAAAGGTGCTGAGTGTGTATATAGTTTTGACAACTACAACAAGAAGATTCTCATAAACCCCTTCTATCCTAAATTCATTGATAGCTTTATGCACGAGGTTGGACACTTACGTCGCTGGGATAAGATTTACAAACGCTGTATAAAGAATTGCAGTCTTGAACCTGTTGAATCTTTTCACCTCCGTACAGATTGTATTTTGAAAGAAGAGTACATTGCTTGGAAATATTCTAAGAGATTCTTGAAAGAAAGGTTTGATAAGAAACGGGCTAAGTTATTCTTTAAGAGTTACTATCAGAGGGCAGCCAAAGAGCTAACGCCACAAGTTGCATCAGATAGGTATTATGCTTTTGATAGAAATATTTAATTTATTTTTATAAACACTTGACACGGACGTCAATTTACTGATACTCTTACTTCATTGACCTAACTAAAGGAATCCCAAGAATGGGTGAGTTAAACTATTGCCCTTCTTGTGGCAACGAAGATATTGATTGCAGTTGTGATATTGATGGAAGTTTGGAAGAATTCCTAGACGGTGCATTCCGTTGGGAGTATCAACATGAAACCATCAGCTACTATGGAACTGTCTTTAAGAAAGTAATGCCTGATTCAGATAGTTAGAATCTTTTATGACGAAATGAAAGATATTAGTTGACATTCAGGAATAAATCTGTATAATAGGTACTGTGAAAAGCTCCTGAAGAGCAAGGAATATTGGTTGGGCAAAGAAAGCAGAATTCTACCCCAGCGACACGGCTAATGCTGTTTTCTGTGAAAGTATAAAAGAATGCGCAGTTGCTGGATTCTGCCACCTCGTGATAAGGACGAGATAAACAACACCAGCGTTAATTTTACGAGCGTACAATACCACCGCTCTGCAAGTAGGTATTCAGCATTCACACTTATTTAACACGCCTGACGAGACTTTGTAATAAGTCGAAACCTTATTAGGTCGCGTAGCCTCCAAAAGTGAATGTCGGTTGGGAGGGTGAGCAGAGTACTTATTTAAGACTTACTAGGGTGAGAGCCATAATACTCATCTGTGTCAGTTCGCCATTAAGAAGATAGTGATATGGCTGTATCTTCCATAAGCGAAACGTTCCTCCTGTAACGGACCAGACAGGATTACGAATTCACCATAGCAACTAAGAAGAAATTCTATTAATGCTATGTTTCCTCCCGGCGTCTTCCTCCTATCCTATGCCGGACCTTAAAGACAGCTTGCTTCTCCTCAAGTATGTCTTTACTCATTGGTACTTGCCCTCTCCCGAGTGCCAGTGAGCTTTCTACAGAACATTCTCATATCTTTATGTATTGCAGGTATTGCCTGTGAGTGTTCTTTAGAAAGAATTTTATTAATTCAAAGGTATTTAAATATGGCTAAAACTCCAAAGAATAGCAATCCATCACCTGATACAAGGTTTGATGGACCACGTTCAAACAGAAATGTTAGCGGTAATAGTAAAGTTCGAATCAAAAAGAGCAAACTCCGTGAACTGGCTGACAAGCTTCGTGAACGCGAAGATATCGCCCTTGCTTTGATTGATAAAAGTCTTAAGAATGAAACTGTAAACTCTGAATCTGTTGCAAGCGCAAAGTGGATCATTAACTCCATTGTAAGCGTTGAAAAAGCAGCGAGTAGTGATGAGATTACAAACTTCAAAGCTCGTGCTGAAGGGAAGCGTGATACTGAAGAGGAAGAGCAATCTCCTGAGCAGATCAAGGCTGAAATGAAACCTCGTTTGTCGTTAGTGTTCGTTGAACCTGACGAAGACGAAGAGTAACAAGAAACTCGCACGAAATCAGAAGCAGTGATATCGTGCTGAATTTATGTTACTGAAAAGAATTTGTCTGAGAAGATTGGTAGCCTCCAGTCGTTTCTGAAAGGACAGACAAAACTAATCAAGCCTGCGTGCTTGGTATCTGAGAACTTTGCCTAGTTCATTCAGAAAGCTAATCTGGCGGTTAGCTAATAAAAATGACTTCTGTGAATAGTGCAGAGCAGTGGAGAAGATCCTCAAATCTTGTGAGGATAGAGCTGAATTTCAGGAAGCGTGGAAGATTCAGTACTTATTTTATAGTGGTAGATGTATGTAGTACTATCTCGTATTCCTTTACAACACAATAAAAATAAGGCCCAAAGGGTCATCTCTAAAGGGAGATAGCAATATGGCAACAATCCCGAACATTGTACTGACAGGTACAGCGTACCAAAACCTTAATTTAGCAACATCCCTCATCACAGGTTCCCCTCTTGTTATTCAAAACAAAGGGAATTCTTTTGTGCGTATTATTATCTCCCCAACTCTTCCAGCAGCTTCCTCTGAGAATGGCTACCTCTTAACCTCTCTTGCAACTGTTGTGATTGAGAATGAAACGGATATCGTTTGGGCTAAAGCAGTAGAGTTAGGTAACACAGCTCTTTCTGTTCAATTGTTGGTATAAGGAGAGATCATGTCTATTACTCCTTTTCCACGTAGCCGTAGCCTTCGGATGGGTCCACAGACTCATGACTTTGAAGGTGCTAACCTAGCCGCTGCTGAAGCTGCACGAGATAGTTATTTCACAAGTAATCCGGGGAATCTTGCTGTTTACGATAGCAACAGTGACCTTCTGATTCGCCTTATCTATACGGATGTAGAACTAACCACAAAGTTCATGTGCCGTATTGCTGGGGTGTGGACAGATATCACTCCTGTTGTACAAGGTCCAAACGGCGAGGTTGTATCTCTTGCTGGGGTGCCTATCGGTGAAATCCCTTATAAGAAATTGGACGGAACCTTTGGCGGTTCCAACATGCGTGTACTGGATAATGGTAGCATCTTAGCTCCACCGGGATTCACGGTTGAAAGCGGCTCTGTTACATTTGGTGAAGCACTCACTCTTTCAGAAGTATCTGGTTTCCTTGGCCTAACAAACCATATTAACGGCAACCTATATACCATTGTGGACTTCTTCACACCTCCAAGCGCTGCCTCCTCTGAACCTCACATTTTCTTTTTGACAGCAGGTCAGACAGAATTTGTTGCACAGCCAGTTGACACTACAAACATTCCTGATAATCCTCTAATTTTCAACTACACAGTTCAGAATACGGCGCGAAGTCACTCTCTGAAGTTCCGTACCTATGCTCCAATGACAAACGTCAGAGCTAAGATTAGTCTTGTTAGCACAGGAGTAGCACTTAAGTACTTCCCTAACAGACAAGCTTGGGAAGAAGGCTTCGGTGGAATGAGTTGGGTGTTGGGAGATAACGTAGTAGCCTTTGGCGATACTCCGCTCAACCTTGAAGCCGGGATGCTCATTAAGTTTGAGATCTATGCCGATAGTGTAGCTTTGAAGGGTAGTGCAACAAGTATTCCCTACTTCTCAGCTATGATTCAACCGGGTGTTTTCGTCAATGTAGTCACCGATAACGTTTACACCGCTACCAATGTCAAAGCTAAGCTTGAATCACTTTTAAGCCCCAATAAGCTCGCTAAAACAGCCATTCAAGACGCTGTTCTGACAGTTAATGGAGGCTTCGGTGCTGTTGTTGTAGATACCACCAGTATTGGTGCTCAACCTGCTGATACCACACTTACAGCCTTGGCTGCGCAAGTGACTGCTGTTGATGGGCTGACATACTCAACTGGCGTGGACGCATTTGCCCAAACTTCGTTAACACCTTTTGCACGTACAATCCTAGACGACACTTCTGCTGCTGCAACACGAGCTACTTTAGGTCTTGGTGACGTAGCTACAAGGAACGTTGATGTAGCAAATGGTATTGCTACTCTGGATAGCTCAGGCAAGCTTACACAGATGCCTACGAAGTCTGATGTTGGCTTAGGAAACGTAGACAATACAAGCGATGTAAACAAACCTGTATCTACAGCTCAACAAACAGCTATCAACCTTTCGATCACCAACCACAATGCTGCTGCTGATCCACATCCTCAGTACACAACTACAGCAGAAGCCAGTGCAGCAGCCCCAGTGCAAAGTGTCAATGCTAAGACAGGCACTGTCACTCTGGTAACGGGTGATATTGCTGAAGCAACCAACCTATATTACACAGATGCTCGTGTAGGGTCTTACTTGACAACAAATGGATACAATGTCAAGTCTGTAGCTTCAAGTGGTGGTGGTAGCTCAGTATTCGACGCTAACACAGCAGGGGCTGTGACACTGCGTTCTATCATTGGTACTGGTGGCGTTACAGTCACACAGAATGCTAACGATATTACTGTCAGCACTCCAAACCTCAGCTCTGGTACATACACTCCTACCCTGACAAGTGTGGCTAACATTGTTACTGCCACTGCATTCCAGTGTCAATGGATGAGGGTTGGTAGCACAGTCACTGTTTCTGGTAAGCTTACTATTGACCCCAACACTAACGGACAAGTAACAAAACTTGGAATGAGTCTTCCTGTTGCCTCGGCATTTAGTGCTGAAGAGAATTGTGCGGGTACTTCCTCTTGCTGGGAAAGCCAACAGTCGGGTATTGTCTTGGCAGACGCCACTAACGACAGAGCACAGCTTACCTTCTTTACAACAACAGCATCTGTAAGGGATCATTTCTTCACCTACACATATACTATCATTTGATAACTAACACTCAATAAGAACGATAATAAAGTAGAGGTGAATTAAATGACAACCCCTTATGAACACTCTAGTCCCAATGTCTTTCTGAATGCAGAGACAACTAATAAGCTGTCTCCTAACATCTGGATGGGAACTACTACAACTACAGGCGGTGCTTGGTCTGTAACTTTTACAGGCGAAGGTTCAAGTCCTTTCTTTGCACAAGCTCCTATTGTGACAGCAGTTGCTGTGTTGTCTTCAGCAAACGTCTATGACAGAGCTTGGGCTTCGTTGAGTTCTACACCAACTACTACAGGCGCTGCTGGATATGGAATTCGCGGCGCTAACCTATTGGCACTTGGGGCAACTACACGAACTGTTCCAGATGGCACTGTGATTCATGTGATTGCCATTGGCGAAGCTTATTTGGCTGCATAGATAAGTAGATATATAGGTTGCTCTTGAAATATAGAGCAATTTATTATAATTATTTTCTAAAAGGGTTGACAAACAGCCTTCAAAGTTGATACACTTCTCCCATCAAAGAAACAAACAAGGAGAAGATTAAAAATGAATAAATACAAATTGCTGATTACCAGCCAAGATTACTATGGTCACAACTTTATTGACAACATTATCAAATACTCTGTGAAGGGTGGTGTGTTGGACAAGAAAGAACGATTCTTTAATGACTATCCACATGCGTGTGTGATGACAATCACTACAGAAGAGTTTCTTAAGAGTGAACCTAGTGTTGAGGTGGTGATTATTAAGGAAGAGTGGACTAAAGAAGCTCTCGAAGCGATGGACTGGGATGCACTGCGAGCCATGGCTAAGAAGATTCATGGGATCACAGGTCGCGATAGGCAACAAGTCATTCGCCAGTTCTTGGAAGCGAATGAAATTATTTAAGTAATACAATGAGAGCGAACGGGATTGCAAGCCCTGTTGATTGCCGATACAATCGACTAGTTCTCACCTAATTTAATCTAGTTGGAGATATGAAGTTTTGAATTACGAAAATATTTATAATGCACTTGTAGAAAAAGCCAAAGTTCGGGGTCTTGATAAAAGTCAACATGAAGGTTACTTTGAAATTCATCATATTGTTCCTCGCTCTGTTGGTGGAACTAATGAAGCTGATAATCTAGTAATGCTAAGTGGACGTGAGCATTTCATAGCTCATATGCTACTTTGGAAAATTTATCCAAAAGTTCCCGCACTAGCTTACGCTGCAATGATGATGAGCAATCGTGCAATTAGTAAAGTTAACTCATATTTGTATGAAGCTTTGAAACAAGATTTTGCTAAGAAGGTTTCTGAAAAACGCCGAGGGAAGTCTTATAAAGATTTAGTCGGACAAAAGTTTACAAAACTTACTGTAGTAGAACTTGCTGACTTTTATGAATCTCCAAGTGGAAGCCGACAAGTAAGATGGCTTTGTCAGTGTGATTGTGGAAATATTATTACTGTAGTGGGTGGAAGTCTAACAACTAAGAATACACAATCTTGCGGTTGTCTGCTAGTTGAGTTGGGCAAAACTTATACTGGGGAAAATAACCCATTCTTTGGAAAGAAACATACAGAAGAAACCAAAGAGAAATTTAAGACTAGAAACTATCTTCGCGGAGAAGATCACCCATCTTTCGGAGTTAAATTCTCAGAAGAACATTGTAAAAAGATGGGTGATGCCCGTAGAGGTATTGGTTGGTCAGAGGAAACTCGTGAGATTATGATGAAATCTATGCGGTATGGAGAAGATCATCATATGTTTGGTAAATCTCATCCTCCCGAACTACTTAAACAAATCTCAGAATCCATGAAGGCAAGAGAACAAAAGCCTTGGGAGAATTTAGCCACACAGACTGAAGAGTCTTTAACTAAGTGGTCCATGTGTGATTACTTTTACAATCTTTGGGTAGAGTTTGATAAGCCCGGACTTAAAGTTTTTACAAAGATTTATAATCAAACCCATAACGATGATGTTAGTTTGGCTTTCTTCACTAACCCTAGACTTAAATGGCTAGATGGTTGGATTCCTCAAGAAGATCCTAAGTGGGTAGAATTTTCTAAAGGATTTTAAATGGAAGATTTAGAACAACCGGCAATAGGGCCTAGTAGCCCAAAACAAAATCTCATACTCCATCAGTCGAATGATACGGCTATTGTAGGTGGGGCAATGGGCTCAGGAAAAAGTTACGTAGCTTTGCTTTATCCTCTTAAGTTCGCAGACGATCCTTATCTGCGCGGGGTCATCTTTCGGAAGACTACCGGTGAGCTTACAGCTCAAGGGGGTCTGTGGGAAACAGCTTGCGAACTATATGCTTATGTATTCGGCAAAGAGAACATTAAAGTTAATCAAAAACACTTGAAGATCACATTTCCATCAGGTGGTAGTATTAAGTTCTCTCACATGGAACATGATCAAAACAGGTTCCAGCACCAAGGTGCACAATATACTTTTGTGTTATTTGACGAAGCCACACACTTCTCCCAAGTGTGTATTGAGTATCTAGGACTTCGTATTCGATCCGCACGAGCTAAGCATAAGAAACAAATGGTGCTTACGTGCAACCCGGACCCAGATTGGTTCGCTCTTGATTGGATTAGACCTTATCTTCAAGAAGATGGTACGCCTGATCTAACAAAAGACGGTCTTACTCGCTACTATGTAGTGGAAGATGGTAAGTACATTTGGGCAGATGATCGTAAAGAATTAGAAGCGATATATGGTGAAGGTGAAGAAAGTGGTATTAAAACTTTCACTTTTATTAGTGCCACTTGCTATGACAATCCAGTATTGCTTGCGAACGACAGAGGTTACATTTCTACACTTAAGGCTAAGCCGTTTGTAGATGTCCAGCGCTACCTCTACGGGAACTGGTTTGTCCGCCCCTCTGGATCGGGCATGCTAAAAAAAGACTGGATGCAACCTGTGAAGATGTTTGAACAAAACATTATTTCATATTGCAGAGCATGGGATATTGCAGGAACACTTCCCAGTGACCTGAATCCAAATCCTGACTGGACTGTTGGCGTCTTGATGGCAAAGACAAAATCTTTACACTACATTGTCGTTGATGTTGTTCGTTTCAGGGCACGTTATGGCGAAGTAATGCAAAAGATTATTGAATGCGCTGTAAATGATCCAGAAGGTACAAATATCCTACTCCCTCAAGAACCCGGTCAAGCTGGTAAAGCTGCTGGACAGATGATGATTAAGGATCTTCTTGCTGAAGGTTTCCACGCTAGAATGCGTCCAACTAACAAATCCAAAACAGTCCGATTCCAACCATTTGCTGCTGCTGCTGAAGCCGGTCTTGTAGATTATGTTGATGCTGAATGGAACAAGGATTATTTCAGTGAGCTAGAAGGTTTCGACGGCTCTCGAAATAACAAAGATGATCAGGTCGATGCTACAAGTGATGCTTTTATTACTTTGGCACAGAAACTGAATATTCCAACTTTTTCTGTCCCACAACTGGGAAAGATGAACGAGTTTAATTTCTAATTATAGCCTATCTTTTTAAGGAATAACATGGCAGAAAATGACAATCTAGACCTCTCTGCCGGTGATAATCCCGCTCTTCGTATGAAGATGTCGGAGGTAGGCTGGACGGGTCTTCGTGAGTTTGATGGTATTATCCTAGAGGAGATGCGGAAAGATTTACAATGGCCTCGTGCAAACCGTACTTACCAAGAAATGGGAGAAGATGCAACAATCGCTTCTGCTCTCTCTTTGTTCTCTATGATGATTAGCCGCGTTAATTGGAAAGTTGTTCCTCCCTCTGATCCTACAGAAGATGACCTAAAGAAAGTTAAGTTCCTTGAACAATGTATGGATGATATGGATCACAGTTGGTTCTCCTTTATTAAAGAAGTAACCAGCATGTTCACATACGGATATGCAATTCAAGAGAAGATTTATAGACGCAGACGTAAGTCCACAGGTAGTCGCTTTGATGATGGTCTTGTAGGCATTGCTAAACTTGCTACTCGTTCTCAAACCACTATTTATCGTTGGTTGTTTAGTGATGATGGCCGTAGTCTTGACGGGGTTGTACAAGACACAAGTTTTCTAGTTGATGGTTATCGCCTAGCTAACAGCAAAGAATATGGCGGCCAGATTGATATCGAACGTAAGAAGTTTCTTCTGTTCCGTACAGATGTTAGCCGAGACAACCCACAAGGTCGTTCTCCTCTAAGCAAAGTATATAAAGCTTGGCGATATCGTAAGCAGATTGAAGAGTCTGAAGCTGTTGGTATTACTCGTGGCTTGGGTGGTATTCCTAAATTCGATATTCCTGCTGACTATCTTAAGGCTGATGCTACTGCTGACCAAATGGCTACAGTAGAAGCTTTTAAGAACATTGGTCGTAATCTTCAGAACAACGAACAAGCATGTATTATCATGCCTAAGTTCTATGATGACCAGAATAACAGCTTGTTTGATTTTGAATTGATTGGCCCTCCTAACGCCTCACAATATGATACTGACAAAGCAATCACTCGTTGGGATAACAAGATCCTTCAAGCATTGTTTGCAGACATCTTGCAAATGGGTAATAGTAAAGGTGGTTCGTTCAACCTTGCTGACTCTAAGTCTTCTATTGTCCACATGGCTGTGGAAAGTTATCTGAAAGAGATTCAAGATCCTCTTAATAATGATCTTATCCCACAACTATTTGCTTTGAATGGGTTTCCCCTCGACAGATTGCCAAAGTTTGAATACGACCAAATCAAAGAAGAAGACTTAGATGTATTGTCTAAATATCTTCAGCGTGCTGGTAGTCAAGGGCTTATTCAGAAGACTCCGGGTAACATCAACAAGATTGCTGAGTTTGCTGGTCTTCCTGACAGAATCAAAACTGACGATGAGTTGGAAGACTATCAAGAAACCCTAACGGGTTTTACATCTAACGCAGGTGAAGGGATGACTTCAGGATTGCCATCTGGAACAGGTAAGGCTGATGGTGGTAGTGGTGATAGTTCAACTTCCAATTCGGAGAATACCTAATTGAGTATTGAAACAGAAAATGTTAAAAAAGGTATTCTTGAAGGATTCGCTGAGTTCATTGAGAAATACTTTGGTGCCACAACTAACGAACCAGTCGTTGAAGAAATCAACGAAGAGATGGTGTCTTATGAAGTTGTCTATGAGCCTCTAGTGAAGGATGCTCATGGGGAATGGATGTCTGAAGACACTATTGAAAAAGCTTGTGAAAACTTCAATCTGAACTTGGAGAAAGGGGTTGTTAATTCTAACCTCTTTCACATGGAAGAAACTGATTCGTTCACTATTGAATCCACTTGGGTTCAGAAGGAATTGGACGTAAAAGTTATTCAGACAGATGAAGTTATTAAAGCTGGTACTTGGGTTGCCAAGATTAAATACCACAGCGAGGATCTTTGGAACCTTAAGAAAGCTGGTGTTATTGGTGGTGTAAGTATTGGTGGTAAAGGAAAGATCAACCAAAAGACTGGTGAAATCACCAATGTCACATTCGATGGTGGTGAATAATGCCTCTGATTATTAAAACAAAAGATGATAGTAAACGTCCTCATCTAGCACTGACCCATGCCACTTTGCAGGGAGGTGCGGCGAATGGCCGTAACGTCTCCCTTCTCATGAAGTCTGACATTGCCATTACTGACGAAGTTGAGAAATCTTTGAAGGCTCTTGGGCTGGATAAATCTCTTGTTAACAAATCAATGTTCGCATCCAAAGTTAGTGATGCACTTTCCAGTGCAGTACGTGAAGCTTTCGGTGATGATGACCATTGGCTGTATGTAGAAGATTATAATGATTCTATTGTTCTCTTCTGTAGTGAGGGTGGATTGTTTTCAGTAGATTACACCCTTGTAGATGGAAAAGTCACTCTTGGTGATTTGGCCAAACCTATGACTCGGTCTATTTCGTATGAACCGACTAGTGGGGAAATGCTTCTGTCTGAAGATGCGGAAGACAAACTTGAAGAAGGAATCTATAGCCTTGTAACTAAAGCCCTTCAAAACAAAGATACGCAAGAGCATCTGGTTAAGATGTTTGAAGCTCAAGAACTTAAAAAATCAGAGGTAGAAATTTTGGAACAAGAAATTAAGAAAGCAGTTGATGCTGCTGAAGCAATCTTTAAAGCACAGCTTGTAGAAAAAGAAGTAGTACTGGTTAAAGCCCTTGAAGAAGTTGCTGTATTCAAAGCTGAGAAACTTGAAGTTGTAGCTAAAGCTCGTAAAGAGAAACTGGCTGCTCTTGGTAGTGATGAAGAAGCTGAAGCTCTTTACAAGGCTACTGAGTCTCTGAACGATGAAGCATTTGAAGTAATGCTGAAAGCTCTGGGTGCTAAATCCAAAGCTGAAACAGAATCCGATCTCTTTAAAGAGAAAGGCGTAAGCGGTGAAGGTGAACCGAAGAAACAAGAAGAAGCTGGTCTGAATCTTGTTGGTGAACTTATTAACAAAAGTAAAAAACAATAATATTGTTTATCAATAAAATCCTAGCTAGGAGTTTCAAATAATATGGCTGCAATTGACACTCGCTCTACTCGCCTCGGCGCTGTACTGCAATATGAAGATCATCCTGAATACGGCCACTGCCGTAAAGTAGTTACTGCTAACGAAGCAGCTATCAAATCCTACACGATTGGTACTGTTCTTGGTCTGGTAACTGCAACTGGTAAATATAAAATCCTTGAAGCTACTGCTGTTGATGGTAGCCAAAACTTTGCTGGTATTTATATTGGCAAACCAGATGGTGATAACAAGCAAACCATCGCTGCAACCACCGACACCTCTGTTACCGTTCTGTTCCGTGGCCCTGCTGGTGTAGGCAAATCCTATCTTGTTTTTGGTGCATCCGTTGACACTGCTCAGGAGCTTGCTGCTGTGTATGCACAGATGGAAGCTGTTGGTATTCAGGTTCTCGACCAGCCTAACCAATTCGCTTAATTTAAATAGATAAAAGGATAACCTATAGTGGCTACTACCCGCAGTTTTGGTAATGGTTTCCAGCTCGTAGACTGGACCGAAGAAGTAAACAACATTGACAACCAAGCTGGCCTGATCGGCGGCATGAACCTGTTCCGTACTCAAGGTACTTCGCAAACCGCTATTGTCTTTGACAAGAGCATGAACGACACCACCTTGCTCCCACAAGTAAGCCGTCGTTCCCGTGACACCACCAAAGGTAATGACCGTAAGGTTGAAACCTTCTCGCTGCCATTGGCTTACTTCAAACATAGTGATTACATCACTCCTGAGGATATTCAAGGCTGGCGTATGCCGGGCACCCCAGACGCTCCTGAGCAACTGGCCCGTGTTCGTGTACAGAAACTGACCGACATGCGTGCACAAGTTGAGCAATCGCTTGAGTACATGAAGTTGCAAGCCGCCAAGGGTATCATGAAGACCCCTGATGGTGCTGTAATTGCAGACATGTTCACCCAGTTTGGTATCACCCAACAAGTGATTGACTTTGACCTCGGTGATGCAACTACCGACGTTAACGCTAAAATCTCGCAACTGAAGCGCTACCTGCAAACCAACCTGAAAACTGGTTCCACCATTGGCGGCGGTATTCGTGTTGTTGTTGACGGCTCGTTCTTCGATAAACTGGTTAGCCACCCACAGATTCGTCAAGCTTATCTGTACTACGCTTCTCAAGTTGAAATCAACCGTAACAGCACTAACCAGTTCATGGCTTGGGGCTCGGTAGATCAGTTCACCTACAAAGGTGTAACTTTCATCACCTACGATCACATCTTTAAACTGCCAAACGACACCACTGAAGTAGCTGTTGCTACCGACACTGGCCACGTACTGCCAGTTGTAAATGATCTGTTCCGTGGTTACTACGGCCCAAGTAACAAGCTTGGTGGTGCTAATGGCGTTGGTGTTGAAATGTTCGCCTATGAGTTCACCGATCCTAAAGACGAGTTCCACGAAATGCAAGTTGAGACTTCTCCTCTGTACTTCGTCACTCAGCCACAAGTACTGGTTAAACTGATTTCTTCGACTTAATAAGTCTTGGAATAAAGGGCATCGTTTGGTGCCCTTACAGTTTAAATAGATTAGGAGCTTAGAATGGCTATTGTAAAAACAACTATCCAAGAACGTTCTTGGGGCGATGTCTTCAATGTAATTGACCGTGTAGTAACTGAGGCAAATGCTGGCGATACCGCAGCAACTACTCCAGCAGCTACCACTACTGTCGCGGGTAAAGTTAAGCAAATTACTTTCACTGCACAACAGTCTCCAGCATTTGCAGACCTCACAGCCGTGACCACTGCTTACAATGCTTTGCTGACAAAACTGATCACTGCCGGGATTATGCCTGCAAGTTGATATAAAGGGCAGACTAACGCTGCCCTCCTTAAATATAAAAGGAGGCATGATGGCCCTTACAGATGTAGACAAGGTTAAAATAATTGTGGGTGATGTTCCGGGCAATCCGTTATATCCAATCCTAGATGATGAAACCTACGAATATCTTTTAGAAACAACTAGTGGTGATGTTTGGCAAGCTGCAATTAAAGCTGCAATCATTATTTCATTACGAATTGCTAGTTATCCTACCCGAGAAAGGGCAGGAAACTATGAAGTGTGGAACAGCTATTCTACTGCTTACCTAGCTGCTCTACAGAATATTATCAAGACCCCAGCAAGCCTATTGTCTACACGTATCATCCCTTATGCTGGTGGTATTAGTAAAGCTGACATGTTCAATAATGACAGCAATCAAGATAATAATATCCAACCTATTTATCAAGGATTTGATAAGGGTGAGAAGCCTTATAATCATGGTAACTCAACACGAGATGCTTCTACATTCTTTGGCATTGATTCAGCCATCCAGTTTATCGGATGGGAATTGGATGCTTTTGAGTAAGGAGGAATTAAATGTCAATTGCAGAATTCACTCTAGTTAGAAAAACTCCTGTAGTCATCACCAGACAGTCAGCAGGATCGTTTGTAGACGGTGATTGGGTTGAAGGTTCTGAAACATCTGTGACAGTCCAAGCAAACGTCCACCCTTTCACAGACTATCAAGTGAGCATCATGCCTGAATCTGATAGAACCAAGGAGTGGTTGTGGTTCTTTACTTCGGAAGAAATTCGCCACAAAAAGGAAGGGTCGGCCGGATATGGAGCTGATAGATTTACATGGAATGGCGAAGTCTATGAAATGATGAAGACTCGGCGATATCAGATGGGTCCGAGGGATCACTGGGAAGGTAAAGCAGCCCGCATAGAACTCACCCCAAACTAAAAGGATGTGAACAATGTCTTTTAAGTTGAAGGTTGATAAGTCTGGTTGGGAGAAGATGAAGAAGGAACTTCTCAAGGGTAGTCAATTAGAAGTTCAAGTTGGTATTATTGAGCCTACTTACTACGGAAGTGATAACGACAACCTCTCTGTTGCTCAAGTTTGGCAATGGCAAGAGGAAGGCGTTCCAGCTCAGAATATTCCAACACGACCAGCTATCAGAGTTGGTTTTATGGCCCCTATTAAAAAAGGACTTTATGACTCTTACTTTGTTGAAAGCATTCAACGTATTGCTGAGGGAAAAAGCACCTTCAAACAAGAGTACACAAGGATTGGTGCCATGGCTAAGGGCGACTTGAAAGAAGCTGTTGAGATGTGGGATTCCCCACGAAACAGCCCATATACGGTTGACCTTAAAGGTTTTGATAACCCACTGATTGATAGCGGACTTCTTTATGAGTCTATTGATTTTAAAGTAGATAAGAAAGGGAGTAACTGATGTCAGTTTATAGCGATGTCCGTGCAAGTGTCCGTAAAGTTGCTCTGGCAGCACTCTCAGAGTTTACAAACCCTCAAGTTATTTTCTCCCATAACGGGGGATCAGAACCTGCTGAGAGTTATGTTGTTGTAAATATTCTTAATATTGAACAACAAGGCCACCATAGTACTTCTACCCTAGCCAACACTAATGAAACATTGACGTTTCAAGTGGCTTATGAGTTGATGGTTCAGTTTAGTTTTGTTGGTAGTCTGAGTGGTGGTATGTCACAAAGCTTCACACAGAACATTAATAACAACCCCCTTACTCGTTTAGAGTTACAAAGAAATAAACTAGGGTTGATGAGGAAAAGCCAGATTCGTAGGGCCCCTCAGAAAAGAGATACTAAATGGGTTGAGTATCATAATCTTGATGTAACATTTAACTACATCGTTATTACTGACCAACTTGTTGACGTTGTTGAAGGCGTAGTCATTGCTGATGAGGCTTCAGAGATTCCAGTAATTATAAAAATTCCAGAAAGTATCATTTATCCGTAGCAATGGCTACACAACAAAGGATCACATAAGTATGAGTGACTTGGACGACGTAGTTTCCGTTGTTATTACCGACCAGACTACAGCTATCGCAACCGCATCATTCGCAATTCCCCTTATCCTTGCTACGTTTACTAATTTTGCTGAACGTGCCCGTACCTATCTGAATATTACTGAGGTTGGTGGTGATTTCGCTACTACTAGTAATGTTTATAAAATGGCTAGTAAAGCCTTTGGCCAAGACTCTGTTATTGGTGCCCCACCACCGTCTATCGTTGTGGGTCGCCGCCAAGTTGATAGTGTAACTTTCACTCCAACTGTGGCAGACAACACAGCTTACACTGTAACTCTTAACGACGTACTTTACACCTTTACCTCTGGTGTAGGTGCTACTGCAACCACTATCGTAACTGGTTTGAAAGCAGCTATTGGTTCTCCTGCTGGCATCACTGTTACTGGCACAACCACACTGATTCTTACCACCACTGTGCTGGGTACAGCTTGGAGTGTCCTTACTTCAACCAACCTTGTTGGTGTAAACACATCCACTGAAACTTGGCCTGCTGCTCTTCTTGCTGTTGATGCTGATAATGATATCTGGTATGAACTGACTGCTGAAACCCAAGTGGTTGCTGAGCAAGAAGCTCTATCTGATACCATTCAAGCAATGGATAAGATCTATGGTCTTTCCTCTGCTGATGTTGTAGCACCTACCTCTGGTGTTACGGATATTGGCTACAAACTTAATGCTAAATCCGCTGGTCGTACATTTGGTGTATGGTCTGCAACTGCTGCAACTGAATTCCCTGAAGTAGCTTGGTCCGGCAGTCAGCTTGCTGTTACTCCGGGCTCTAATGATTGGGACTTTAAGCGTGCTGTAGGCGTTACTCGTAGTATCCTTAGCTCGACCCAGATTGTTAACTTGCGTGCTAAATCGTGGAACTTCTTCCGCCGTAAAGGCGGTGTTGATGTCTTCCAAGACGGTAACATGTTTGATGCAAAACCGATTGATATTCAAATTTCGAAAGACTGGTTGAAAGCACGACTTCAGGAAGGTATTTACTTCCGTATTATCAACAGTTTGAAAATTCCGATGACTGATCCGGGCCTTTTGATTGTTGAAAATGAAATCCGATCTGTCCTTTCTTTGGCTGAAAGTAACGGCATGATTGACAGGGGATGGACCGTGCAGACGCCACCCGTATTGTCGATACCCGCAACTCTTCGTGCCCAACGTGCTGCGGGTGTATTTGTGATCCGTGCTCGCTTGCAAGGTGCTATCCGATCCGTTGCTATCCAATTCTACCTTTCTGTATAATCTCGGAGATTAATCAATGAGTTCTAATTTTATTGGTAATTATGCTCCTGATGATTTTACAATTGTAATTTCTAAGGATGACTTTACCCACAGCGTTTCTGGTTTTGCAGATAGCACCTTCGTATCCATGAATCGATTGGTTCCGAGCTCGACGCCATATCAAGGAGTTGGTAAATCTAACTCCTTTGGTCGTGTCAAGCGTAGCGTTACTGGTATGACTGTTGATGTTACTCTACATCAATACTCTCCATCTAACACCGTTCTGCAACAACTTCAAATTGCCGATGCTAATACCACAGATAACACTTGGGTGTTTTCCGTAACCATCAAGGATTTGAGTGGTCAAACTGTTGTGTCTTCTAACAGTGCAATCATTGCTGCACCTCCAACTGTGGAGTTTGGTTCTGAAACCTCTACTCGCGGCTGGCAGATCTATCTGTTTGGTAGTGATTTGTTTGTAGGCGGTAACATGCCATTGGCTCCGGCCGAAGTTGCTGCTGTAGAAGCAGCGGGTGGGACCGTTGAAAGTCGGTGGAGACTAAATCCTTAATTGTTATTAGGGGTGATAAACTGAGTTTACTCAAACACCCCTTTATTTAAGGAGATTTTATGGACATTGGTAATTATTGCCCTGACGATGTGAATTGTCTAGCTTTTGGTATCCCTTTAAATGGTTTTGCGGATGGTACATTCATTACTGTCACAAAAGATAGAATGCCGTACCGTACCACTGAAACAGCAGATGGTAGTGTTGCTAGATTGTACAGTAATAGTCAAACCTACACCATCTCACTAACACTCCACAGAGGTTCAACCTCTAATGATGTGTTAACAAAACTTTGGCAGTTGGATGAACTAACACAACGAGCCAAGTTTCCTTTATTTATTAAAGACTTATCTGGAACCGACATCTTCTTTTCAACTAATACTTGGATAGAAGGTATCCCCAGTATGGTACAAAGTGCAAACTTTGATACACGCACTTGGGTACTTCGTTCTTCTCAAGCTGCCATTAACATTGGTAGTAACCAAGACGCTAGTGGGATTTTGCAAGACTTGTTGAATATTGCATCTATTGGCATCCCAGTGATTGAGGACATACTCCGATGACGAATAGTTTCACTGTAAATACCTATTCGCCTAAAGATGTGGTACTGACTATCAGCGGCTATCAGTTCACTGGTTGGGAGAACATAACAATCAGCAGAAATGCAAAAGGTTTTGTTCCTATTCGTGGTATTAGAGGTAAGAATACCCGAGTTCGTAATAAAGACTCATCTGCTACTTTATATATATCCCTTATACAGTCCTCTCAAGGGAACGATGTACTATCTAGTATTCACGAACAAGACTTGTTGTTCGGAACAGGTAGACTGACACTGATGCTTAAGGATAACTCAGGAAGAAGTGTATTTTCATCTAATGAAGCTTTCGTTTCAGGGTTTCCTACCTCATCCTTTTCTGGTCAGTTTGAGTACCGTAATTGGGAGATATATGCCCTATCTACTGCAACATATAGCATCGGTGGCAATGCTCGTCCTTCTAGTATATTTGATACTCTTTTAGACGAGGCTACTGATTTCGTAAGTGATCTATTTTAATTCTGAGATAAAATAAATGGCAGCTCCACAGTTTCAAGTATTAGAACAAACAACTATTACCGTAGATGGTGAAGACTATCTAGTAAGTGCTATGCCTGCAACCAAAGGTTTGATGTTTATTGAAAAGCATCAGGCAGCGATTGATGAAGGTAAGGCTGATTTGAGTCAGATGAAACAAATCATCTGCAACTATGTCTCTAAAGATAATATGCAAATCACTGAAAAGACTTTTGATATTTTCTTCTCTCGTAAATATGCTCGCCTCAACAAGCTTTATAAAGAGGTGCTGAACTTTAACTTCGAAGAACTTTTTCAGGCACCCGATACAGAAGAGTAATTGATCCGTCTGTATCGGGCAAAGTACCAACACAGCTAGAAAAAGAAATTGATCGTACATTCTCTCAGCATTGGAGCATCTATCGAATTGCTATGCATGAGAAAGGTGGTCTTGAGCTAGCCGCTGAGATGGATTGGAAGTATTCTACAAGGCAGATGCTGCAAATGATAGAACTTCTTGACATCCACGACTCATTTGCAAAGCAAGCAGCAGATAAAGCTAAAGCTGATAAAAATAAACCGAAATGACGGAGTAACATACCATTAATATTGCAACCTACTTCGCGTCAATCGGTTTTAATATCGACACTAAAGGTCTTAAAAAGGTTGATAAAGCCTTAGAGACACTGGAAAAGAGACTTAAGAAATTTAGTGGTTTTGGTAACTCTCTGAACTTTGGTATTGGCAACTTCACAGTTGATCAACGCAAGCTTGAAAGAGTTCTTGGTACTGCCTTGGACGTAGCTAGCAATCGTGTTGTCTTCGATATTAACAGATTTGTTGTCAATCAAGCTGCTTTGAATCAAACTGTTGGTCTTGCAATGGCTAGAGCTGGCATGGCTCACCCTATGCGGATTACTCCTCAAGTACCAACTGGCCCACATGTACCGGGGGTCGTGGCTCCTGCTCCAAGAGGTCGTAATAGAGAAGCGGCTATTACTGGCGTTGCTGCTGGTGCTACTCGTGGTCGTGGAATGCCTAGTTTACTGGGACCGGCCATTGCACTGGGTTTGGGTGGGTATGGGCTCAATGCCTTAAACAAAAGAAACCAAGAAGTTGTAGCCGCTCAACTACAGACACAAGCTGTTATCATGGGTAATGGTGGTACGGCACAGCAAGGTGAACAATCTTTTGATTGGCTGCGCAGCACCGCAAACCGAGTGGGTTTTAATTATCTTGAGTCCTCTGGTGACTTCAACGTACTAACTTCTAACCTTCTTGGCTCTGGTGGTACAGTAAAGCAAGCCCAGAATATTTTCAAAGGTTTTGCTGAGTATGGACGAGTTAACAAACTAAGCCCAGCAAGACAAAAACTTGTATTTAACGCCTTGAGTCAGATTGCGGGTAAAGATAAGCTCCAAGCTGAAGAACTTACCAAACAACTTGGTAACAGCCTTCCGGGAGCTAAAGATATCTTTGCGCAAGCTTGGCAGCAAAAGACGGGTGGTAATCTCACAGGAAGTAAGGCAATCATTGCTCTTGAAGCTGCAATGAAGAAAGGTCAAGTTCGTGGTGATATTCTTAACGTAGCTGCTGACATTGCCAGTCAGAAATCCCAGCCCGGACTTGCTAAAGCCTCACAGGCATCACAAGCTGAACAAGCACGTTACCAGAATACCGTAAGTGATATGGCTATTGTGGCATCTAACGCCGGTGTAGAAGAGGGTTTTGCCCGCATCTTTCGTACACTAAACGCAGGCTTAAGTGAAAGTGGTAGTCTGGTTAAGGGTCTTGCTGAAGGCTTTAATGAAGCCACTAAATGGGCTGACGATCTTCTTCTTTTCCCACAGTCTTTCATTCGAGCGCTTGAAGGTAAAGATAGTTTAGTTGCTGAATGGCTGGGTGTTGATAAAACAAAACAACTACAACAAGATTGGAAAGATATCAAACAAATCTTTACTGACATCTCCACCATTAAGTTTGACTTCCTCCCGAACTTACAATCCACATCCAAAGAAATTGCAACTATTCTCGGAGCTATTGCTGAGTTTCAAAGGTGGAAAGAAGCTCAAAATAAACCTGCTGAAGTTGGCGGGGGTTTAGACCCTTTAGGTACGCCCACCACGTTCAACCAGATTGACAAGATTGACCCATTTGGATTAGGGTCTTATACAAGTCCTGCTGGGGTTCTTAGCGCCGCTTGGCAGAATACTAAAATCAATTTGAACAATGCACGAGTTCGTGGTCAAGAAGTTTATGACAAACCTGACTCAATCTTCTACCAAAAACCAGAGATGTATGATGAAAATCAGAAAGCTATGGCTATGGACCAAGCTAAAGAAGCATCTCAACCAATAGTTACACAGCAGTTTGATATCAGTATTAATGTGGACCCTGTTACTTTGGCTAATATGGACGTTGAAGCTCAAGCAGAAGACTTGGGTAATTGGTTCAGGGCTCAACTAGAAAAAGCAACTGTTAACTTCCCCGAAAAAGAATAGTTAAGGAGTAATATATGTCTTTGGCAATTCGCTGGGGAGAAGATAATGAGGAAACAGGTGGGTTTGTATACCTAGACTCTGTGACAGTATACACACAGAACTATAGTGGTAAGGTAACGAAACACCCGGTAGACTCAGGGGTCAACATCACTGACCACTTCATCAGGGACAACTTGAAAATTACCCTATCTTGTGTAATCTCTGGTGTTGATATCTCCACTGGTACTTACCTAATTCAAGATAACACCGGTAATGCACCATTCAACTCCCAAGAAGCTCCTATTGCTGTCTCTGTAAATTCTACAGATTCTAGTGTTCTTAAAAGGTTTATTCCAGACAGTATTGGTCAGTTCCTCCCTGATAGTACTCCTGATGTTGCAATGGATCCTGCAAGGATTGACCTCACTGAACAGATTCGTGATGCTTTGGTTAGCCTCATATCTGGGGAAATCTTCAACGAAGACACTGGACAATTTGATCCTAATATTCAACTGGTTCGGTTGTTTGAATTTGATGCTCAACTGCTCAAGAAGATTATCAACAGACTTGTAATCACAAATATCATCTTCAAAGAAGATGCCAACAGTGGCTATGGTTTGTATTGTGACATCACTTTTGAACAAGTGACTTTTGCCTATCTTAAGAAGACTCGGATCCCTTCAAACATACTGCTTAAGAAAGCTTCACAGAAGAGTATGAAAGGTAAACAAGACAGCACACCACAAGATGTTGGTGCTGGTACAACCTCACCTAAAGAAACTGACCCACTAAGACAAGCTACGGTGGTGCAATAATGGCACTTAAATATATCTCACTGGACTTATTTCCAGATGCATTTTATGAGTATCCTGTGGCTTTGCAAGGCGTATCCTATATGCTGCAATTCACTTACAATGAACGCTGTCAGTTGTACTTTCTTACACTGTTGACAGCCGATAATGAAGTGATTGTTTCCAGTATGGCTATGGTTCCAGATTATCCAATTCTACAAGACTATGCCACTTTCCCGCTAACTGGTTTCTTTTGGTTGGAAGAGAAAGCTGAAATTAAAACTGAAGCTTATAAAAGGTATCCTGATTCAATCAATCAGTTTTACTCATTCTTTTATATCTATGACGACGAAGAGTAAACATGGAAATTTATCAACGAAACAGAGTCTACCAACTAATCATTGGGGATTACAAAAATAAACAAGGTTTGTTAGTTGATAGTTTGCAAGTTACCTTTGATATCAGCAAAAGCACGAATAATAAAAAGCGAACAAACTCAGCAGCCATTGAAATCTATAATCTTTCAGATGAATCATTAAAACTACTTGACTTAGACTACCCTGTTGCTTCCTTCTCTACTGGCTATAAAGATACAGGCGGGATAAAGCTTCTATTCTCTGGTAAAGTAACTAACGTGAGTACACGTAAAAGTGGTGCTGACCGGGTTACTCAAATTCAGATGGGGGCTGGGTACACAGAACTTAATCACCAAGTGTTGAGTGAGTTGGTTCCTCCGGGTGGTACAGTTAGAGATGTAGCTGAAGCTATTAGAAAGAATCTTCCGGGTGTCTCTCGTGGGTTGTACAACGGAACTAACCTTAATAATCCAATTATCTACGGTTACCCTTTAATGGGTACTCCTCGCGAGATGCTTGACGAGCTGTCTGAAAAGTACGCTGTAGATTGGCAAGTTGAGGGTGACACTCTTTACCTGCACAACATTGATAGGGCAAACACCGAGAACTTCCCACAAGCTTACGTCATCTCTCGTTATACAGGGTTGATGGATAAAGCATATCGTGTTGCTGGTGATAAGCGTAGGTCAAAGAAAGACCAAGCCCGTAAACCCGGTGTTCAACTTAAGATTCTATTGAACCCTGACATTGTGGCCGGAGATATCATCAAACTTGAAGACTCCCTTATTACAGGTTGGTTCCGAGTAGATGACCTTCGTCATACTGGCGGATGGCGTTCCAATGACTGGTATACGGAAATAAGAGCAACGGCACTAGAGAAGGTAACCACTTAATGACAACAGATGTTATTCAAGATCTTATAGTGTCAGCCTTTAACTCTCAAATTAATAACCTTTACACAGCAATCCCTTGTATTGTAGTTAGTGTAAGAGATGGTTCTACTGTAGACATCCAACCAACTATTAATCAAAAGTTTAAAGATGGGACTATTAAAGAACGTACTGTGATTCTTGGTGTTCCAATCTCCTTTCCTGTAAGCAATACTGGCGGCATGACTTTCCCAATCAACCCCGGAGATACTGGGACAGCCATTTTCTCTATGAGGAATATGGATGGTTGGAAGGGTGGTAATGGTAGACCAGCAAGCCCAATGAACTTTGCTAAGATGGATAAAGGGGATGCAATCTTTATTCCCGGTATCCAGCCTCCCGGCGTATCAGTAAACAGTGTTGGTAAGCATGTTCTTACTCATGACACTAAAGATACTGTCATGTTCTCCAATGTCGGTGGTTCTGAAGCTGAAGTAAGAATTAAAGCTGATGGTAATATTGAGATTAATACATCTAACAAAGATGTAATCATTAATTGTGCCAACGCCACTGTGAATGCCTCTGAAAGTATCAATCTTAATGCCGAAACTATGACGGTGGATGTACCCAATACCTTGTGGATAGGTAAGATTGTTCAGCAGGGTGACTACACTCAAACTGGAACTTACATACTTAATACTATTAACATCAACCTGCATAAGCATACAGGTGTTACGGTTGGTACAGGAACTTCGGGGACAATGATTTAATATGGATCTACTACTTATAGTTGAAACCAACGATGCTGTATTCTTTAACGGCCCTCTCACTAAAGAATATACAACCCAACCATTTACTCAAACTGTAGAACAACGTTTGCGTATTCGGCTACAGACTTTTTTGGAAGAGTGGTTTTGGGACACTACTTATGGTGTTCCCTACTTTCAATCTTTGCTCGGCCACAAGCAAGTAAGTAAAGCCGCTACTGACCTAATATTTCAAAGCCAAATTCTCTCGGAAGTCGGTGTTAAGGAAATTGTCTCCTTCAAGTCTACATTCAAGAACAGACAGTATTCCTTAGTGTTTCAAGCCAAAGTGGTGAATGGTGAGAATACATCTCTGATTACGCTAAACAATATAATTTAAAGGATTCAAAGATATGGCGGGCGTAACAGACGCGGGATTTATAATTAAAAGGCTTACTGAAATCTATGGGGATAAAGCCGCCCTTGCTGTCCAGCTATTCCAAGACTTAGTAGCTGTTGGAGATATTGTTGACACGTCCTCCAGCTCTATTCTAGGCCGTTTGATTGCATTAGATTCCCCAAGTGAAGCCGACCTATGGGAAGCTGCCCAAGAAGTCTACGCAGCCTTTGACCCAAACTCTGCTACGGGCATTGCTCTTGATAACCTCGTAGCCTATGCCGGTCTGACACGTAAAGAGCAAACCTTCACTACTTCGTCTATTCTAGTTGCTGGTGACACTAATACACTTATCCCTGTAGGACAGACTGTAAGTAGCTCTACAACTGGTGAGCAATTCACTACAACTGGCGCGATTTCTCTAGCAGCCAGCAACGCTAGCGGCATTACCATCTCCGTAGTCACCCTACAGAATAGCACTGCTTACACCATCACTTATGCCAATACAACAACCTCTAACACCATCACATTTACATCTGATGCGAGTGCTACGCTCGCAGAGATTCTTTCTGGAATGCAAAGTGTTATTGCTGGTGCTCACCCAACACTGACTTCTTCTGTTGTTGGCACCACGCTTGTAATTGATCGTAATGATATCTTCCAGACCGTAAGCTTCACTACTTCTGTTAATCTTGGTATTAACAAGGTAAGAACCGTCGGGGAAGTGGTTGCTGTAGACTCTGGCATCATTGTTCAACCAGCAAATACTATTGATACCATTCTTACACCGATGCTTGGATGGGATAGTGTAAACAACCCAGTTGCTGCAACTCCCGGTGAAGATCGTGAAACGGATGAAGAGCTTCGTTTACGCTTTCGTAACGGTAAGTTTGATCGAGCAACTAACACATTAGATGCCATCTACTCTGCTCTTATCAATCTTGATAATGTGAGTGAAGTCACTATCTATGAGAATGATACAAGCGTAGTAGATGGTAATGGCGTCCCTGCACACAGCTTCCTCCCCATTGTTTCTGGTGGGTTGTCTACAGATATTGCTAATGCAATCTGGAACAATAAGCCTGTTGGTATCTTGAGTTACGGTAATACCACTGTAAACATTAATGACGTGCAAGGTTCTCCTCACGCTGTTAGTTTCTCACGTCCAAACCCAGTTGTTACCTACATTAGCATGGATATCACTACAGATGTGAACTTCCCAGCTAATGGTAATGATCTTATTCGTTCTAACATCCTTGCATACTTTGCCGCTAACTTCGGCACAGGGGATGATGTCATATATAGCCGTGTCTACACCCCAATAAACGCAGTCAGCGGTCATCAAGTTAACACACTCACTATTGGCACCTCTCCAAGTCCGGTTGGAACTATTAATATTCCAATTAGCTTCGACAGTATTGCCTCAATTTCAAGCGTAAACATCATTATAACTTAAGGAGGTTGTATGTCAGAAGTCAACCTTTTTGAGATTCAAGAGTACCTAGAAGTTGCTCGCTCTCGTGTAACTGAACAGTTCAAAACTGATGACCACCCGGTGTTTGACAAGTACCTCCAACTCCTCCTCGGTGGCAAGATTGAGCTTCAAGAAGTCTTCCGTCAATTGATGCAAGAACGATCTATCGACACTGCTGTTGGTGCTCAACTAGACATCATTGGAGATATTGTTGGTCAACCGAGAGAGCTTATTGATACAGCACTCCTTGTATTCTTTGCCTTCCAAGGTTATCCAGATGCTCAGTCCTATGGTGATTTGGATAACCCATCTCTTGGCGGACCTTATTACGACATCAACAATCCACTGGCTGGGAACACACTCCTTACAGACGAGCAATACCGTCTGTTTATCAAAGCTAAAATTATTAAGAACAATACAAATGCTACACCAAACCAATTTATTGAATTCATGCAATTCGTATTCGGTATTGATATTAATCTAGTGGTTGCGGAAGGTAATGCTGAATTTACATTGATGATGGGGCGTGTCCTTACTTCGTTTGAGAGGGTGCTACTAAATTATACATCCTACTCTTCAGGTTATCCTTCAAGGTTTGTTCCTAAACCCATTGGTGTAAGAATTAACTTTGGACAATTTATTGCTGAAAACTTCTTTGGTTTTCAAGGTGCTCCTAACGCCAAAGGTTATGGAGATTTAAGTGATTTATCGTTGGGCGGACAATATGGTCAGCTCCTCTAACAAGGAAATATATTAATGGCTAACGAAGTTGTAAAACCAGACTTCTCCTACCAGTGGTCTTCTGGTGGTGCAATTGTATCACCAAGTAATGTTAAAATTCAAACAGGTTGGACAGCAGAAGTACCACCTTTTCAGTGGGAAAACTTTCTCCAGAATCGTCAAGACAATGCAATTCTGCACTTATTTCAGAAAGGGATTAGTGAATGGGATGCTGCATCTAACTATTATTTTACCACATCTGGCGTGCGTTCTTATGTGCAAGGATCTGATGGTGTAGTTTATGTAGCGGTCCAAGACAGTCTCGGGCAGAACCCCACCACAGACACCACCGACACTTATTGGAAAATAGCTTGGATTGATTCAGCAGCTCTTGCAGCAGCTGGAACTATTGTAGGGAAAGAGCTGAACTTAAAGTCCTCTCTTGCTGCGGCTAGCACCACAACATCTTTTACGGCAGATGAGCTGGTTGTCGGGGTGGGGTTCACAGGTGCACGATATAAGCTATCATCCTTCAGTAAATCTTTAAATATTGCAACGGTAGGGGTTGGTGGAATGGATACTGGGGCTGCACCAACATCTGGCTATGTTGGTGTATATGCTATTTACAACCCCACTACTGGTGTTAGTGCGTTGTTGGGGGTGAACGCAACAAGTGTGGTGCTTTCAAATGTCTACCCCGGCGTAAACATGCCTTCGGGGTATACTTCTTCTGCACTTATAAGTGTACTTCCTACAAATGGAAGTAACCAGTTCGTGCAGTATGTACAGGCTGGCAGAGAAGTTGGTTTACTGACAAATACGGTGTTGGCTACATCTACTCAACAGGCTAGTTTGACATCATTCTCTATTGCTGCTGTAGTTCCTAGAAATGCCAATTCCTGCCGGGGAGATTTTACTGTTGGGTCTTCCAGCGCGGGGGCTGGATGCAGCTTGGTTATATCTGGGTCTTCCCTTGAAATCGGCAGGGTGGCTTGTGGAACAACTAGCCCAACAGCTAACGCAACAATGGTAAGCTCTTTCCCCTCTATACCTATTGCAACCCCTCAAACCCTCTATTATCGTGGAGTGGCCTCGTTGGGGACGTATAATGTCGTGGTGAATGTAAGCTCCTACACAGTCTGAGATTAATATGATTATATACGTTGCTTTTTCTGATAGTACAGAAGAGACTGTTTCTACAGTGTTTACTTGTGAGCAAGATCCAGAGGTTTGGGAAAATCTTGGTGAGGTGGAGGAAGATGATATTCGGTATATCACTTTTATGGACTCTATGAAATCTTTGTTTATCTGAGTATTGAGGTAATATGAGCATCAACTCTAATTTGTATAAAAAGCTTCTTGGGGTTGGTCTTGCTAGCTCCTTGGCATTAGTCGGTGCATTTATGACAGCACCTTCTGAGGCACCTAATGGGCAACCTGTTCTGAAAACTTACCTAGATACAGGTGGTGTTCCTACTATTTGTCTAGGAAGTACGGGACCAGATGTTAAGGTTGGGAAGTCTCTTACTTATGATCAGTGTATTCAGAAGTATGCAGATGATCTTATCAAACACGATAAACAACTGCGCTCTGTTACTAAAGTTCCTTTCAAGTCAGATTGGGAATATGGAGCAATGCTAGATTTCACCTTTAACAAGGGGATTGGCAATCTGCAATCTAGCACAATGCTGAAGTATTTCAATGCTGGTAGACACGACCTTGTTTGCGATGAACTTAACAAATGGGTTTATGGCAAGAACATGAAAGGTGAAAAGGTTGTTATCAAAGGTTTGATTAACAGGGCCTCAGCAGAGTACCTATGGTGCATAGGTGATGTTCCACAAGAAGTAAAGGATTTAGCCAATGAAGATAAAGAAACCAAAGATAATTGATAATCCTATTGCTCATCTGAAGTCTTACTCTTTCCTATCGTTAGTTGGCACTGTCCTCCTCAGTGTTGCCTACGGCCTTAGTCTAGCGTTTGGTATGGGGCTTGTTTCATTGAGCCCTACATACATTATTCTAGCAATGGGGTTTGTTGCTTGCTTAGGTGCTGCTGGTAAATTTATTAAGCAAAGCTCTGATAAGGAAGAGGATAATGTTCAATAGTTTAACGTTCTACATTATCCTTGGATTGTCTGCAAGTACAGCAGCTTTAGGTTGGCTTTCTCTATCTCTACACGACGATAAAGTGATAGCTGTGGAAGCACTTACCCAAGCCATCAACGTCAATTCTGATATGCAAAAGTCCCTTAACTTAAAGGATTTGAGCTGTAAGATTGATCATACTTCAGTAGTTGAAGTGGAAGCTGAGAAAAAAGATCTTCAAACTAAAATTGAAGTGGTATCTGACAATATTGAGAAACTAAGATTACCAAAGCCTCAAGTAAAACAAGAGATAATTAAGAATGAAAGTCTTAAAGAAAGTTCTGTCCTACCTGACGATGGGTTGCTTAGTCCTCGTATTGTCCAGCTGCTCAAACAAGGTTATTGCACCACCTACCCCAATGATAACGAATGTCTACCCAAGTGATGTACTTCTTGTGAGCCCTTGCCGTGCTAAACCTGCCGGTGAGAGTTTGATTGACCTAGCTCTTGCACAGAACAAGAATGTGGGTTGTATTGGTTTGTGGGAAAAACAGATGGATGCTATCCGTAAGAACAAGAAATTTCAGATGGAACTCTACAATGCCAAATGATAGTGCTAATGAACGGATGAATAACCTGTGGGAGCGTGCTTGTATAGCCTTGCTCACATTAGTGGTTACATATATGGGCATGGCCTATAAAGATGTTGTAAATGATGTACGTTCTGCTAATGACAAGATTGTCCTCCTTCAGATGGATAAGGTTGGGAAGTCAGATATGCGTGAGATGGAAGTCAGGACTAACAGCAGAATGGATGCAGGTTTTTCTAACCTAGCACAAAGAATTGACTCTAATCAACAAGACATTATGCGTCAGCTTGATCGTTATCTAGGCAGCATAAAGAATAAGAACTAAGGAGCTTCACTTATGGGATGGGATATTCTTAAGAGGGCGATTGACATTATTCACTTCACTGTCCTAATCCTTATGGCATCTGTTCTTTTTATTAGTAATAAGTCTGGTGATGATAGCCTAGCTTTCAGTAATAAGCTTGAGAGTGCAAAGCAAGAGATGGTTAAGTTGGTTGGTAACAACACTGCCTATCTGGAAACACGAATCAACAGAACAGATGAGAAACAAGATAACTATCAGAATACAAGTAGCGGACAGATTAGTTTGTTGACTAAGCGTGTTGATATGTTAGAGCAAGATAAGAAATTGAGTCAGAAAGTAATCAACAATAATATCAACACTCTGACAAATAATTAAATCTAAGAATAAGAACTTCCCTAGAAGACATTTGAATAGTGACGCCATTCACTATATCTCAGCTATTTAAAAGCCTCGCCATTCACTATATCTCAGCTATTTAAAAGCCTCGCTCTCCGTCAATGGGAAGCGAGGCTTTCTTTTGCTTAAAATTTATCAACCACTGAAAGACTAAAAGTAACCAAACTCAGCACCTTCCGCTTTAATCCAATCCGCCATGTATCGGTGCCCTGTAGCGTTAGGGTGCAACTGTGTGCCATTCGTCACCTCCTCTGCTTTGTAGTAGTTCCATGCTGCACTTGTACCCATGAAAGTGTGCTCCCTTGGAGCAAACCGACAGACGTCTGCAAAATCTTTAGTGCAGACAGTTTTCATTATGTACCGATAAGTACTTAGGTCATAGCCCAGTGTATTTTTATTGCCTTCCCCGTTCCTCCACAGTGGATCTAACACCATAACTTTTTTCCCGTGATTTCGGGCATGAAGCATTATTCTTGTTAACGATGAATAAGTGTCTTGCCAAGGCACATTCATTGAATAGTCATTTGTACCAGCTTGAATCATGATGCCGTGGTATGCACTGTAAAATCCACCAATGCGAGTCAGCGTATCATCAAGACTATTAGTATTATAACCATATTGACCAGATTGCCCCAGTCCTATACCGGGAGATGCGATACTCTTGAATATAACATCTCTCTCATTACTTACAAGATTGATTGATAACTGACTTGCTGTACCTCCCGGTACATCCGACATGATACTATCGCCAAGCAGAATCCATGTGACTGTAGCATTCGCATTTATAGTGAATACAGCTAGGGTTAGGAACATAAGTGTTGCAGATAGAAAGTGTCTCATTTTATACCTCATTCAGTGTGTTTTACGGCAGCCTCAAACTCAGGGATAGACTGTTCCTTCAATTCTATACGTTTATCAAGCTGTTGTAAACTCATTTCTTTATCTTTCTTGTGAATATAATATTGACCAATCAGCACTACTGCAAGGATGCAGATTAAGATAGCAGCAACGTCAACCAACGGACTTTTCATCTTCTTTCTCCCTATTAGTCTCTTTATAAGCTTCAGCATTCTTTACAGCATCATCCCAAAGTAATGGAAGCTTCTCTTTAAGCTCTTGTAGATTATTGATCAACACATCAAGCTTGTCCAGTCTCTTCTTAAGATTTTCTGTGCTATTTACATCAAAGTTAAGATAAACCTTCTGTGAGCAGTCTCCAATCTGTACTTGAGATTCTACAGAAGTGTTGTCACGATACCAAGAAGAATCTTCCATATCTTCAACTCTCGGGGAGTCGCTTAGGAATTGCTTGCGTGTTAATCTCAATTTAAATTCTCCAAAAGAAAAGACCGCACGAACATCTCTGCTCAGTACGGTCTAGGATAGCAGATTATTTTATTGTGTCAAGCTTTGTTAAGGCAGTTTTTACACATACAAACGTCGTTCAGCTCCAATCCCTTGCTCTGTACACTGAAGCACCAACAGATGTTTTTACCTAGCATAATGTCGCATCGAACAGGCTGGTTACAGCTTGGACAAGAGTGAGTTACGTTTGATTGTGTTCCTACCTTTTCCATTAGTTCAATGTAGTCCATTTATTTATAATCCTCGTACCTTTTGACCAGAGCTTCTGCAACTCTGATGTCTGTCTGTTTTGATGCTAATATCCTAGCTTGTTCTAATTTGTAAGACAACCAAGCTTGGTGAGCCTCTTCAGGTGTTTGAAAGTATCCCAGATTTTGTCTGCCTCCTTCTGTGTCACCGCACCTAGCCCTGAACAAACCAGACTGTTTATGAAGGCCTACCCCAATTGGGTATTCACCACGGTCATTACCTCTCTCAGCCAAAAAGCTATTAACCTTTTGAGTTACAAAAACACAAGCATCGGGACTATAGTCCCTGTTACCCGGAAATAGAATATCTTTGTCTAGGGCGTTACCTTCCCACGGTTGCGTGATCATCCAGATCTTAAAGGTGCTAAATCTCAACCACCTTGTGTCTACTTTGCAACCCACGTAAGATGGTTGCCGCTTTTGATAGGATGAGGAGTAGCAGCGGGAAATCATATTGTGCCAAACGCTATAAAAGGGACACATCCAAGCTAATTTATACAGTTTCTTTCCTCTTGCATCAAAACCTACAAACTCATTTATTTGTACTGTGTAATCAGCATCATTTATGCCTACACCGTAGACCAAACTATCACTCATAAAATCTCCTACTAAGAAAGCCCGCACGAGGCGGGCTATTTGTGTTACTTAATTAGCCACACTTGCTTGAACCACAATCTGCACAAGTCATGCACCCCTCTGAGTAAACTAGGTGTGTACTGCCACAATCGCCACAAGTACCACCTTCAACCTTTTCACCATCCTTTACATAAAAAGAAAGAAACTTCTTGATTTGAAAGAGGAACGATCCAACAAAGATGTTATCCATTTGATCCAATGTAAATACGATGTTCTGGATCGGTACACGGTGACGAAGTAGCAAACTAATTGCACGAGTGAGTTTGTTTACATTGCTATCTGCTGACATCTTATCTTCAAGACTTACAACATGCTCCTCAAGAATCCCAGACTTACGAGCCAATACCAGTAGACGTTCAACAGCATCACTCGTTTGTGCGGTCTTTTCCTTGTTGTTAGTGAGGCAAAACATAGCAAAGGGCAATGTAGACTCTGGGTGGTAAACGACGGTTACATACCACTTTTTACCCTCAGCTTTCAGCGTTTTAACACGGGCTTGTGCATCATCTGGAAGTGGAACGTTAGTGATGATTACTTTATCAAACTCAAGAGCTTTTTCTTTCTTATCACCAAGATGTACGGAAGTGATTTTATTGGTGATCTCAAAACTTGCCAAAATAGTTCTCCTTAATTGCATCATACAGGTTTGCAGCTGAGTGTTCTTCACCAGCATAATTAATTGTGTCATTACCTTTTGCAACTACTTCACTACCATCATCCAATTTGAAGATGTATGTTGTAGCTTCAAGGTCTTCTTCGTTAACCAATACGCCTTGGAAGGCTTCGGGGTTAAAGCGGAAGGTGGTGCAGCCCTTCAAACCATTGTCATACGCATAGATGTAGATGTCTTTGAAGTCATCAAAAGCAATATCAGATGGAACGTTAATAGTCTTGGAGATACTACTATCACACCATTTTTGTGCTGCTGCTTGAATATCTACGTGAGCGTATGTTGTTACGTTATCTGCCGTACTGAATGTAGCCGGTACAACATCTTCACCAGTAATCTCTTTATGGAACAACATTTCATAGCTGTAAACATCAACTGCTTGTTTGGACTTCTTACCTTCTACAATCACGTTACGTGTGTACTTGTGAGAGAACGAAGGTTCGATACCATTACTTGCGTTGTTGTTCAAAGACAAACTAATAGTGCCAGTTGGCGCAATCGATGTATGGTGAGTGAAGCGGCAACCATATTGCAACGCTTTCTCTTTAAGTTCTGGAGCAACTTCCCAAATCTTAGCCATGTACTTACCAGCACACCACAACACTTTATTGCTCACACCATTCGTTGTGTCATGAAAGATTGGAGCTGGACCTTTCTCAACAGCGAGGTCAATACCAACTTCGTTACCAACAACAGCCATAACTTTCATAAGTTCTTCAGTGAAAGCAATCGAACTCTCAGAACCGTATGTGTCACCAAGCAAAGACAACGCACTACCAACACCAAGAATGCCCATACCGTGACGACGTTTGTATCCAATCGACTTACGTTGACCCTCAAGAGGAAGACCGTTAATCTCAACTACGTTGTCAAGCATACGAGTAAAGATACGAACTACTTCTTTGTACTTATCCCAGTTAAAATGAGCTTTACCAGTGAAAGGATCAATAACAAACATTGCTACGTTAATACTACCAAGCAAGCATGAGCCTTCTGGTGGTAGTGGCTGTTCACCACATGGGTTCGTCGCACGAATCTCTTCACAGAACCAGTTGTTGTTGTACTCGTTAATACGATCAATCAGCAAGAAGCCCGGCTCAGAGTAATCATAAGTGGAACGCATCATTGTATCCCACAACTCTTTGGCTTCAATCTGTTTGTACACTTTGCACAAGATCATATCTTCATCATTGATAATGTAATCTTGTTTCAGGCAGTATTCTTTCTCCCAAAAGCGTTTCTTATAAACAGTTTCAGCTTTAACCAAATCACGATCAACTTCAGATTGTTTTACTGGAAAGACTAGGTTGTATTTACCTTCTGCTTTAACAGCAGCCATGAATTCATCATCAATCAGTAGCGACAAGTTGAACTGACGTAGACGACCATCTTCACGTTTAGCTTTAATGAAGTCCTCAACGTCTGGGTGCCACACAGCAAACGTTCCCATCTGAGCACCACGGCGACCACCAGCAGAACTAATGGTAAAGCACATGGAATCAAAGATATCCATAAATGTTAGTGGACCAGAAGTGTGAGCACCAGCACCACTTACAAATGCACCTTTAGGGCGAAGTGTAGAGAACTCATAACCAATACCACAACCTGCTTTTAACGTCATACCAGCTTGCATTACAGAATCAAGGATATCTTGCATCCCATCACCAACAATCTGACTTACTGTACAGTTAATCAAACTAGTTGCTGGCTTATAAGCTCCTGCCCCAGCGTTAGACATGATACGACCAGCAGGAGTTGCACCGTTACGCAAAGCCCAAGCAAACTTCTCTTTCCAATACTCCGAATCCTTTTCAGGTTCAGCAAGAGCTGTTGCAACTCGGTTGTAAGTATCTTCAATGTTTAGGTCAAATGGTTGTTGATGTTCATCTTTAAGCTGATACTTCTTTTCCCAAATTTCGTAGGAAGTCTGTTGTAGTTCAATGTGTTTCAAGTCTTACTCCTTAATTACTAAATAAATATTAAAACTCTGAGGCCAATTGTTCAACTGTCTTAACTGTATCACACTTGCCAAACCCAAACTTATTCATTCCACTGAGCATATTCTGCAAAGAGATATCACCACAATTACGAATCTGGTCTTCAATACTCATACCGGACTCTTTCCAAACTTTATCTTGTCGTTCACTAAAGGAGAACCGAGGACCATATTCAACTTTCTGTGTAAGTCGTGTTCGGTGGGTATTAATCTCTACTTCGTAACCATTTTCTAGGTCAACCCCAAAGCTATAAAGAATTGCATCTACTTTTTCTTTATCTTGCGCTTTCCAAGCTTCTTGCCATTCAGGATGTTGCTCAACATCGACAAAGGAAAGGTATTGATCATATTCACTTACCGGGAAATTAAAATTCTTACTGCTCATACTTCTTCTCCATCAAATGCATCATAAGCTTCACGAGGGCTGTAGCTGTCAAGGTAGTAATCTAGGAACTCTTTACTGTTTTCCATGAAGACTAGAAAGCTATCTTCTTTATTCAGCAGGAAACTACGGACTTTAATGATGTTCAGCAAATCATTGATCCAAGCTGCAATTGCATAATCTGATTGTTCTTTAAATTTCATTTTATTTCTCCTTACTACTTTCAAGAGCCTTCCAAGCATTTGGAAAGATTGGTTCAATAACTTGTTTCAATTGTCCTGAGAAATCTTTAGCTTCTTCTTGAGCGCCTTCCCCTGAGCGCAACCGATAAACATTGTACATTGCCTCAAGACTTCCTGTCCATACCCAATCAACCATCATTGACTGAGGAAGTGACATCCTAGCCATTTCTGGTGCCACACCATTTTTAATGAGTAAGTCATAAAACTCAATTGTGTAACTTACAAGATCTTGATATGCATCATGAATGGACTGTGTACCGACACACTCTTGTTCACCATCTTTTTCGTCCCACATAAAAGCAACATTCAGTTGGTCAATAACCTCAGTGCCACTCCCTTGTTTAATGCCTCCCTCTGGACGTGCTCGCCACTCTTCAGGATGATAGAACTCAAAGTCTGTATCCACATATCGACGACTAATTTCGTTCCAACTAAGTCCTACGCAATGCTTTACAAGTTGACGTGCAAGGAACAAAGGAGCTTTACACCGAACGCTAATTTGTACATGCCGGAATGGACTGTTGTGCTCATGTGCTGCAAGGTAGTTGATAAGTTTTACATCTTTTTCATCAATCTCTTCTTTCCACTTACCAAAGCTCACTCGTGCTACGTTCGCCACACGAAGATCATCACCCATATGATCCAACAACTCTACTTTAATCTGCGACAACTTCTTTCCCCTTATTCAAATACTCTTCAAACTCTTTTACAGATGGAAAATCTTCCCACCAAACATAAGCCATTCCAGAATTAAATGCAAGCTTATAATCTTCTTTGGTCTTCACAATATCTTGCCACTTAAGTTTACCACGTTCTGTCGACACTGTAGCTATAATCATTTAGGTACATACCCCTTCAAATCTACTTTAACAAAGTCCTTTGGTTTAACTACCTTACCGTTCTTATTTCGGACTGTGTAGTAAGGAAGGTTGTTCAAGTAAGACTCTTCAATATAATACCCATCATCACCTTTAGATTCATACCAAGCAAGTGTATCAGAAGCATCGGTGTAAGTGTTGAAAATCTTTGTGTTATTTACTCGCCCAATCTCTTCAATTGCGCCTTGTACATTATAACCCGCTTTCTCTAGTTGATTAACAAGGTAAGACCAGATAACAAAGACATCACAAGCTTCAGCAAGAAGATTCTCTGCATCACAATACTCTACAGCTTCACCAACTTCTCCAGACTCTTCTTTCAGGAGGTTTGATTGAAGCCCCATCTTACTCCACCACTCAACTGTATCGAATGGTTCATAGCGGCTCCCAGCCTTCTTGTTCCAATCAACAATGTTCTTGTAAAGCTTTGGCAAATCTTTCACAACTTCTCCTTAATTATTAACAATAATACTGTAAACATCTTCCCACGAATCTGTCACAAAATCTACATCTCTCTCCTCATTCTCAACATTTGTTTTGTACAAGATTGTGTTTACACTACTTGGTTGAATCACAAGGTTAGATGCTCTATCATCAATAAACCAATCACACCTTGTATAATTCTTTTCTTTAGTGTTTAGAATGAACTTCCTGTAAGGGAAATATGTATTAATAAAATCACATTTACTTGAAAAATGGCCTTTCTTAGTATATGAACAAAATCCAACCTCATAATCTATATCATTCAATTTACTAAGTGTCTTTGCAGCTTGTGGATTAGGAGTAAGATTATCATAAAGACTTTCATTACTCCAGAAATCCATTGCTTTGTCGCCCCAATAATCACAAAGATTATAACTAGTGATTGGGCATTTAACATAGCCAAAACGTTCTTGACAATAGTTGATCCACAGTGGACGCATGTCAATAATGCAGTCGTCCACATCCACTGCGATAATGCTGGTCACTTATTCACCCGTTCAATCTCACTAAGGAAGTATCGAACTTTATTACAATCATAAGGAATGTCTGTCCCTTCCTTGCCCATACCGAGTGTTGCCAAGTACATACGTCGAAGGGCTTTTACACAGTTTCCAAAGTCAAAGTCATTACCAACCAATGCACGGATCACGTCCCCAGTTTCACACTTGATTGATTCGCCAGCTTTATTGGTGATAGTAAGTTCGTAGTAGGATGAACTGCCGCCGTCTGATTTTACTTTAGCTTTCTTTTTAAACACCATTTCTGTAGTCGACTCAACTTCACAAACTTCAAAATACTCAGAGTTATATGCATTAGAACAACCTTTGAGGGAAATTCTTTTTTGGTTCTCAAATACTAGGGAGACTTCGTAGCCCTCAAATATATTAGGTGACTGAAATCCAAGTCTACTAAGAGCATCCTCATATTGCTCCCACATCTCTTGTTTAATTTTTACTTTATCTCCAACCTTAAATTCACTTACAGTCGTCATTCGATACAGCCTCCTTCAATCGTTTAATCTGCTCAAGCATATCCGCTTGCTGTTGTTTAAGAGTATGGACTTCACGGCTAAGGTTGTCAACAGTTAATTCTAATATTTCAATTGTCTTGTAGAGTTTGTAATCGATCAATTAATTCTCCTTGATATATCCAAGATGTTCAAGTTCTAAAGCTTCTCTTGCTTTTACAGCTTCATCAAAGTCTGAGTACAACCCACCCTCGTAACGGATCTTATTATGAGAGATTCCAACACGCCATTTCTCGTGTTGTGGACTCCAAGCAACACCCGTCTTACCAGAAGTATTATTCTTGAATGTTGACCTATTCTGTGCTTGAGTAAACTCACTTGCCCAAATGCAATTATCAGGACTGTACCCTAGACTGCCATCAATCCTTTCAAGTTCGTAGCCATCTGGACATTCTCCCATATCCTTAATGAACACTACAACATCGGACCATCGTTCACATACACCAATACCTTTATCAAAGTAAAGCTCTTTATCTTTCGGTGCTGCATCTTCAGAGCATCTTCGTTTCATATGCCAATAAGCATTATACACACGGGTATGAGAAAGGCCGTGAGTTGAGCTTTGTTCAATGTTGTAGCATCCACAACTAATACTTGTGCCATTCTTAAGGTGCGCTCCATGCACCAACTTTTCTTTACCACATTCGCAAAGGCAGTTCCAACGAGGTGCGCTTTTACCGGTTGAAGGGTAAGTATAATCCAAACCTCTAGAAATAACCACCCAACGACCGAAAGTTTTCCCTGTCAAATCAACTAACTTTTGCACCTACCCACCTTCCTTCTGAATTTAACCGCATTGGTTCCAATACAGGCATAGAGTCAATAATCAGCCCGGTCCCTATGATTGGACGTTTAATATTTACATTGTTGTAATTGAATGCAAGTTTGTCATCATCAATCAAACAACCACACTGCATACCCCAATAAAGTCCTGTACTATTGCCCCAGTAATCAATCTTGAAGGTCTCGTGGTAATGGCCTTGAGTTGCATTCATCCCCATCTGTTGACTAAGTTGGATAATATTACTTGTCTTACCATGATGCATATAGCATTTCTGACCATTTGGTAAATCTACAGTAAGATCAAAGCTCCACTTCCAACCACTATCTACGCCCAACACTTCGTTGTAACTTTTGATATAGTGCTTCGGAATACCGAATACTTTAGCCTTACGCCATACCAAACTGCCGTGATTACTTTCAAGAATATCCATCTTTGGAAAGATCTTGAACAGTTCTGCAATTACAGGCAAAGCTTGACGAATTTCATCACCAGCACTTGGCAAATCTGGATCACTATCATGAAAACTCAAGGCGTGACCATCCACCTCATCACCCAAACAGATTACTCGTGTTGGATTGTATTTATCTTTCAAGTGCTTCAAGAAATCAATAGCATCTTGGTGGTGATAAGGAATATGCAAATCGCTGATCAACAAGATTCGACTGTTGTCATGTTCAACTTTATCGTTCTTTCGTACAGAATAAGTTTCTGAAGAACGACGGTTGTCTACAACAACTTGGCTGAACTCTTTACGCAAGTAATCAGAAACAGTTGAGCGTGGTTTGTCCAACAACTCGGAAATCTTCCTCCAACTCTTGCCTGTCTTAGCTAGTTCAATTGCTTGTTGTTTCCATTCTACTTCACTCAATTAAATCTCTCCCTTCAATTCTAAAATAAGCTGATAAAGTTTGTTATTGATGTCAAGCACAGTGTCCAGCGTCTCCTGCTTTTGATAAACACTGAATTGATGGAAGTCCCTCGATATGATCTGATTCCTCCCGATCCAAAAATCTAACTTAGAAATAGTGTGATCAACTGATTTGTCTGTGTCTGGTTTCTTTGGAAACATCTCTATAACTGACATATCTAGATCCTCCGGTTACACACCCAAGACTGAGCACCACACATTAAAATAAACACTAAACTGGATAAATTCACACCAGAAGATTGCTGTCCAATAATCTTTAATCATTTGAAATCCTCCTGAAACTTTTCATTATCTGATTTCATAAGGGCTGAGAACAAATTTTCTGCTACCTTTTCGTTATGCTTAACTATATCATTAAGACTCATAATTTCTAGCGGCTGGTTACTAAGCTCGGGCTTATTCAACAAACTTAGAATTTTATCAAGCTTAAGATTAAGCGTAGAGATTTGAATAGTTAGTTCCTGATAAGATTCAAGGTTGCTCATCTTTGTTTTATTGGTCATTGAAATTCTCCAGTATCTTTGTGGACTTCTCGTGGATAGTGAATTACATATTCACCTTCAGGAAATACTTCTTTGAGATGCTCTTTAGAAACATCATCACATTTGAAGACAGCTACAACACAATCCCAACCAAGCTCTGGATTTGTTACTACATAGACTTCGCTCATTTCATCATCTCCTCAGTGATTTGTTGGCGTCTCAACTTAGCATTCCCTAGTGGTGTGATGCCTTTATCTAAGAGCCACTGTTTGTCTTGCTTATTTTTGCATATTTCAATTACAGCTTTTTCCACTCGTGCTGTCTCGAAATCTACTCCTGTTCTTTCCTGTAAATTCTTGATCTTATGGCATGGCAGACAAACGAATTGTAAATCACTTTCCTGCACAAGTACAATACTTTCCATAAAAGATTGTAAATCAGAAAGCTCCCTCAAACCATTCTGTCCTTCTCGGTGGTCAACGTTCAACTGATTACTAGGAAATTCATCACCACAGAGATTGCAAATGCCACCCCAAACCTCTTTCACTTTACCTTTGGGATTAGGGTTCTTAATCTTACGTCTATATTTCTTGATAAACTCAAGCTTAATTGGTGACCGATTCCACAGAGCACGTCTTATACCCCCCCTTAACCAACTCAACCACGCTGCCTTAGTCTTCCATATATTATTGTAGACCACCCAAGGTTGGTATTTCTCATCAGTCATACCAACCCACCTGTTTTAACTTGATCTGTAAAGCATCATTAGCAAGTTCTTCTGTTGGGAACATGCCTACATAATATTTCTCACCCTTCCATTGGAAAATAGCTTTCCAAGAATTACCGTCAGGATAAACATTTGGGAAATCCCTATTAAATCGGGTGTTAAGATTTTGCTCTCTAAATGATGACCACTTACAATTTTCTGGACTATAGTCTGCGTTTACATCAATCCTATCCAGAGTATAGCCTTCTGGTCTTTCAACCAAGTCCTCTACATAACCTGTAATTGTCTTCCACCGTTCACAAACACCTATACCCCTACCTCCATAGTTATCCCAATCCTTATCTTCGGGATTGAAGCACCGATTCATCATTGCATCCCATGCATCATATAGAGGATGTTGACTTAATCCATGTTTTGTATTTGCCTTTTTTAATACTGTCCTGCCATGCTCTGCTGCCCGTTCTCGGTTCCAGCACCCACAAGATTTACTATTACCATATAAACCGCTTCCTTGTACAACCACTTCTGTACCACATTCACAAAGACACTTCCACATAGTTTGCCGACTTGTGTTAGCAAAATCCCTGAACCCCTCAAAGGCAACTACTGTAAGTCTTCCAGATTTATCTCCTATTCTGTTCTTAATTTGACTAGGAATCTCCATAACTAACTCCCAATTTATCCATCACATCATAAGCATTAATATTTTCACCCTCAACCTTCAACATCCTAGCCATCATAAACATCTCATTCAAAACATAATCCCAACTGATTTCAATAGGATAATTTCTCCAGCCTAAAACAGTCCTTTTCTCGGGATAAAGGTGCTGGAAAACCTCTTTAAGCTTGTTCCATGCCTCAGAGTCAGTCTTAGCTTCTACTAAGCTTTTATAGGCTGATTTTCCTGCCCACTTAATGTCTGAGAAACAGTTTGCAGCATAGTTATCTGATGTATCATTTGAAGCTACTTGCCAATAAAGGTGCATACGTCCAATACCACGAACGTCTCCTTTATCATCGAGCCACAAGCTACCAAACTGATTGCAGTCTTGAATACCCTCTTCTGGTCGATTGACGTTGAAGAACTTTACTGGTTGTCCATAGTAGTCTTTATCCAAACCCTGAATTACAGCATTAGGATTATTGTAAGCCTCAATTACACAACGATCATCAGCTTCAATACCTGTGACAATCTCAGCTTTAAACTTACGTTCAAGATACTCTGTAACTGCATCCATATGCAAGGGGCGAAGCATATCCTTTCGGTTATCTTTATATTTCTTGAGTGTAGACAGTTCTACTCGGAAGCTATCACCTTTACCCAAGAACGCTTTGTATTTGTTTGTACCAAGCCTCTTTAGATCACCTTCAACTTGAGTCTTTGCAATCTGCAATACATGATCAATTGGTTCAGCAACTTGACGATCAACAATATCAAACTCGTCTACCGCAAATGGACTGTCACGTTTTGCATTTAGTTCGCCAAGCCAGCCGCCAGACTTTGCTTTATCTCGTCCGTAGAATTCTGTTCGTGTGTTGAACTCCTTTTCGCGTCCAGATGATTTGTGCGTGACGATGATAGAACGTTTCTCACCAACTGATGCAGAGGCATACTTTACGTAATCTAGGTCTATAATAGATGTTAGTTTACTCATCATCACGCACCGAAATAAAGTCTTTTTCTTCAGCCGCTTTCAGGAACATGAAGATAGAGTGTGCCATGTCTTGGTATTCTTTAGTGTCTACATAATCAGGGAAGTCTAGGCCGTAAAGGCTTTCTGTTAGACTTTCAATGTTGTTCATTACACCGTCGTGTGTCTTTTCATACCCCATAACTTTCTCCTTATAAGAAAGCCCCTTTCGGGGCAATCAGTTTTACTTCGAATACAAATCCTGAATCTCTTGCAGCTTACTAAATTCTTCTGCTTTAGCTTTCAAGTCATCCTGTTTCACTTTAGCCTTAGCTGCTTTCATAATATCTGCAACATCGGCTTTAGGGAAACCATCAGTGTTGTATTCTTTCTCGTAAGTGAATTCTGATTTCAACTCTTTCAGATCCTCTTGCAGAGTGAGGATTTCTTGTTCCAGCTGGTAAGTACGATCAAACAGTGCTTGTTTCTCTTTCATATATTTCTCCTAATAATTTAAATTGCTTGGATAGCTTTGAAAATCAGTTTCTTAGCTTCACTTCGGGTTTGTGCAAGTTTGTTGTCAATCAATGCATCCGTAAGGTCGTACTCCCAGCCCGAATTACCAAATGGGCGTTTACCACTAAAACCTTCACCTTCGTCCCATAATGTAGACAGAAGTGCTTTAAGATACCCTTTTACCGTATCTGCCCCAGAATCATTTTCTTCTAGTGGACAGTTCAGTATGGATTGAATATCTGTTGTCATAAATCTCTCCTTAAATAAGTGGACAATCCCTGTCCTAAAGTTCCTAAGTGCTTGATTTAGAAGGGAATATCATCATCGAAGCTGTCAAAGTCTTGTGCTGGCTGTGGAGCAGCCTTGGCTTTTGGTTTAGCCGCTGGAGTTGGAAGTTCTTGTTCCTCTTCTTTTTCAGCAGGCTTAGCCTCAGTCTTCTTAACCTTGTAACTAACACCCAAGACATCATCATCAACAGAGTCAGACGAACCTTTACCTTCATAAGCTACGTGCTCAATCACTTGGACTGTATCAATTGTAACAGTCAGTTGACCTTCTACGTTTTTATAACCAAACAGCTTGAGCGTACAGATGCTCCCGTTACCGATGTTATCAGTGAAGGCATTACCGTCTTTATCAATGACATTGACGGTCATTTTATTGCCTTTCTTTGAAAACTCAGGTTTGGCAACAGTGAAACCATGCATACCTTTGACAACATCGTAGTTTACTTTCCCTTCCTCAACTTGAGAAGACAGGGGGAACTTGATGCGCCGGGGCGCTTTACTGGTCTTTGTCACACCAACTTCAGCAAAACTCTTGTTCAACATCACTTCATCAATCAATTTGTCCTTAGTTTCTTCACTTACAAAGGATTGAAGGCTGAACTCCTTGTCTGTCGATTGATATTTGGTGCGGACATCATGTACCGATGCATAGAACACAGGCGTGTTCAAGATGTACACGTTAAAAGTTTCCAAAGTACCGCTTTTAGGAAGTTGCTTTACAATTACAGAAGTAGTCATATTTAATTTTCTCTATTAAGTTGTGTATAAGTTTTGTTCACATTATTGTGAGGGTATATTTAGCTTTCGCTAAATTCTTTACATAAAGCCTACAGCAATCCAGCCAAAGAACAGGGCTACAAGTGGCAGCAACAGCCAAGTGACAATACTGCTCACCCAATCATCTTTTCCTTTGTTCTCTTTAATACCACGAGTACTAAGGATCAAACCAGTTACAAGTGTAAAGCCATATGCATGAGCAATACTAAGAGCTTTAACACCAAGTGGGACAATGAACCAACCCCCACAAGATTGTCAATACCCAAGCATTGTAGATTGCAAACAGAAACAGCCCTACAATTGCAGCAATGATGATGCCAAATACAGACAGTGCTTTCAATGTAGCTTCTCCTTTTTAGGTTTCACATTAATATCCACTACAGCAGATGCGGCAGAATCTACCTCCTCAACAGGCTCTTCAAACCCACCAAACAATTGACTATCAACAAAGCTCTTTACAGCTTGATTCATAGCGTCTCTTTTACTGGACTCCCAAAGTAGAAAGTCCTGAATATCTGAGAAGGTATATTCTACAGTGGAAATTGATGCATCACCAACTTTTTCTACAGAATCGCGAAGGGTTACTGTACCCATATTAGCGCACTACCTTCTCAGAAATCTTTACAAACTCTTCGCGAACAATCTTAGCATCTTTGTAACCCAATGCTTTAATCTCGCGAAGCTCCTCACGAGCAATAGAGCGGCTTGGAATATCATCTGCGAACAGGTTGTTGGAATCTTGTACTGTGTAGTTGAATTTAATTTGCATGTTATTTCTCCTCAGTAAACTTTATGGTATGGGTTTTCAACTTTGGGAAATTTGTTGGGTGAACAATTTCCCATCAGGTCTTCCCCGTCTTCTTCATAGCTGCCCCATCCTTGGTTTGGATCACCCTCACTTCGTGTTGTAGGGAGGACGCCATCATAGTAATGATCCAGAATAACTGCAATACCATTACCAAGATTCCGTTCATCAAACATCAAATCACAGACTGAATGCCAAGGAATACTCCACTCAAATGATTCTCCATTCTCGTCAAACACACAACCGTAACTGTCATAGTTACCGTACATCTCTTCAATGACCTTACCATCTTTCAGCAAGAAAAGGTAGCAAGGGCTTCCATCAAAACTAGTGCTTAATGCAGCTTTACCACTTTTCTTACATAGAAAACTAAAGCATCCCATCTCTTCTCTCCTTTACAATTTAATTTGTACTATCTATTCTCGCATGATTTATTGGGTTTGTACAGCGGTATTTTCAGGTATTTTGGATTTGTTTTATCAGTGACAGGAAGCCCAATTATCCCCAACCTGCCACTCAAAACCCAACGGCACCCGGAAATTCAATACCTTAGTCCCTTCATCAATTGCTTCACGTATAATAACAGCTACTGGAGAATATGCAAGGAAATATTTATCTTTTACATGACAAACAGCGCTAGAGTCTGGTGTCTGTGCTTTCTTTGCTTCTTCTTCAGTTTCAAAGATTTTAAACGTTACCAATTTCTGATGGACACTGTATTGTCCTTCGTCGTGGTTTACGATCATTTGCATTACCGATGGAATCGCATGGCAATCAAATTCAAAAGGATTACCTAGGATACCACGTTCTTTCAGAATCTTGTCAATAAATACCACAGTGTACTTTGAAGCAAGTGCTCCAGCATTTTGAAAGGCCAGATTGACTAAACTATGCCGAGAGCGGCTATAAAGTTTACGTCCGTCCATGCCTCGAATATACTTCTGCCCATTACTTTCCCAGTGAGCTTCAATTCGTTTCTTGAGTTCACCAAGTGCAGGTACAGCTTCCCAATAGTCATTAAACAACTTCTGTGCTTGTGGCAGCGTCAACCCCAGTGCCTTGGCAATCTTAGGAGGTTGTGCCCCATACATCGACATGTAGTTCAAACTTTTAGCTGTGTTACGGTCTACACCCATCTTACGACCAGTCACACTGTGAACATCATTCGGTTTTTCTGCAAGCAATGATTCTGCAAGCTCTTGACCTTTAGTGTAAGGCAAACAAAACGACGCTTGGCACAAGGCTTCAAGGCTTGAGAAGTCGAATCCCAATTGTACTTGTTTTGCTTCACGATTTACTCCAAAAAGTGCTCGCATCTTATCACCATAAAGTGATGTAACACGAGGAATGTTGCACACGATTTTGTGTAAATAGCGGCTCGTGGCGGCCCCGTTGGTGTCACATGGCGTTTGAATACGCCCATCAGTGTTAATCCTAGGTTGACTCAAGAAACCGGTTGTTGGTTCTCCATCTTCATCTACACCGCCAGCAATAGAATTTTTACGATGTTTATAAGTATAGTAGTTTACTACCTGTTTTGCAAATGGAAATTTATCAGCCATTGCAATAAGGTTAGGGCAAATCTCCTTTTCTACCCCAACTGTCAAACTAGGGCTTGTTGGAACTCGTACAGGTTTCTTTGTGTCTTTTGCAAGAAGCATAGCTTTAATTTTAGTTGGTGTTGTTTCAAGAACATCATAACGGAATGGTCCAAACAAACCTTCCTCACATTGTTTTACATAACGTTCAACAGTGTCTTGATACTCTTGAGCGGTACGTTTCCGTTTTTTAGCGTCAACTGTCAAATCTCGCTCTTTGTGTTGCATCGGAACCCAACCCAACTCCATAAGGTGCCATTTAATATGCTCCATATCATCAATGGAGGCTACACCTTCTGTGATTATCGGTTCTTGCTCAAGCGGCAGTTCATATACTTTACCATACAGTTCAACTTTCCGATCTTCAATCTTACCTCCATGCTTCTCAACCCATTTTTCCATCACAGCAGAAACATTACCACATTTTTTAAATTGAATTTTTGGTGGGATATATTGTTTCACATCACCTTTATTCAGTTTCTTTGGTGGCAAGAGTGGATCAACCTGCACTGCAATATCCTTCATCAATTGAGTCAACTCAACAACACATTCTTCAGCTAACTCTTTGTTGAATTTAAAGCCATACTCACTCTGGCGGAAAGTAATCTCCATCAGTTTCTTTTCAATCTCATAAGCTTGTTGCCAAGTATAACTATTATATTCTTCCATCAGTTTGAAGAACAGTTGTGCGTTGACTGCCGTATCCTGTACGCAGTATGTGAGCATATCTTCTGAGTATCTAGAGAAATCATGGAAATCGATCTTCTCATTACCAAACTTCTTACCCCAAGCTCCTAGAGAGTGTTCCATAATAGTTGCACTGTAAAGGAGTTTAGAAAGTACAAGCGTATCCCAAATCTTTACAGAATTTCCATTAATAGAATCAGACTCACCCAAATACCCTACAGTAAAATCAATATCTGCCCACAACTTAAGGACTACAAGATCATATGAGATTAAATTGTGACCAATAATCTCTGTAACGTTCTCAAGATATTTAGGCAGATCCTTTTTAATCTGCTCTTCACCTACAAATGTAGTAACTTCTTTGGTGTCAACGTCATTGCAAACGACGCACCAGACATTGAAGTCACCTCTCAATCGGTATGGCAGTTTCGTATAATCCAAAGCGTTTTGAATAAGGTTTGAAGCTTCAATGTCTAATACAACCCGTTTCATTTATTTCTCCTAAAGATTGTTGTGATCCAAATTTGCACGAACATAACGTAAGAAATATCGTTTCACACTTGTTTCATTGATACTAAGCTCACGGGAAACTTCTGTAAAGCCTGCACCTTGCAGAATTCGCTTAGTAACCTGAATTTCGAGTTCTTCTTTTGTTTGTCCACGTCTTTGAGCTACTAAGAATGCTTTCGTGTGCACTTGGTCATAATCTCCAATATACAGACATACGGTGGGTAATTCAAGCCCTTTCAGCTCTGCAATTCTTCGGGCAGAAACACCTTCGGCAATTAACAGACGAATTTCTCTTTCTAACTCATGATCTTCTTCCCAATATTCATTCAAACATTTAGTCATATCATAGTCTTTCATGTACCGGTAAGGCTCCCAACGGTTCCAACCAATCTCTCTGGCAATTTGAGCGCTCGTCTTACCTGAAAGTATTTCACTATAAATCCATACACAAAATTCTCCTAGGTTTTTATGTCCAAATCGTTTGGCTGTATTATGTCTCTTATTCAAAGAAGACACTGCTTTACCGTACCCCACAATAGTTTCTCCGTACATATTGTACATTGCGGTTTGGTCGATTGTGTGTCCACCAATTCTAGCGTAGGAAATATTATAGTATTCAGGAGATTCTACAGCATCTAGCTCAACAATCCACTTATCCTCTGTTTCGAGTAAGAGTTTCTTGTTAGGAACTTCTTCTAAGATAGTTGCTGAAAGTCTCGCTCCTTTTGCCATATCATCTTTCATTAAAGGGCAAGAGCTACTCCCATAGTAAGGAAGTCCAGTCTTTGCTGATACAATCCTATCGATACCGTTTATATTTTCAATAAAACATTCAGCTTTTGATCCTACATAAAACCTCCGGCCTTCAGTTCTGTCTAAGTTTGTTAGTAAGTAAATTATATTCAAGCATTACCTCTTATCGTTTCATTTAAAAATCTTCCGGGACTTCTTGCGCAAGCAATACCTCCCAAGTGTTTTCATCAATACTAAATTCGTCAGCGACGCCAAGATAGCTCCAAGGCCTGTTCTTCAGAACAGTCAGTCGTACATTACCGCGTGAGCGGTCTGGCATAATCTGTGGCTCCAAGCCAATGATAACGAAACTCAATTGCTCCAGAGCACTACTCCCTCGCATCATCTCCTTCGTAACTTTTACCCAAAACGGCTTGTCTTCATTACCTTTCGGTGGTTTGAATTGTTCCGCTGCACTTCGGTTAATGTGACTGACCGCAATAACACAAACATCGTTAGCTGCACAAAAGGCTGCCAACTCTGTCATTACAATATCAAGCTCCTTTCGTTCGTCTGTAACATGACTGCCACTAACTACCATACTCAAGTGGTCAATAAGAATGTACTTACACCCTTCAACCAAATGCATATGTTTAACTTTGTTCATCAGCTCACTTACTGGCAAGCTACCGAAGTGTCCCAACATAACAAGAAGATCATTATCTACAATTTCATTACGTGCTGCCGTAATTTGTTCCAGTGTTGCACATTCAAGTGGTTTATCTTTGAACTTCAAATAACTAACTTTAAGTTTAGAAGCAATCAATCGTTGCATTGTTTCTTTGTTGGTTTCTTCAAGATAGATCATCCCGAGTTTTTCACCAGACTCCATAAAAGAACTAGCGAAAATAGAAGTCACTGTCGATTTACCAACACCGCTAGGACTTGTTAGCAACACCAATTCACGCATACGGAAGCCGTGTAATTTGTCCATCAGTTTAGGAAAGCTGTTTACATACACACCCTCTGGACGCGGCTCAAGCAGCTCTTCAAGACTGATATCACAAGCTTTAACAATCTTTTCTGCTGAATAAGCGCGCTTACCGAATTGAACAAGTTTCGCCAATTCTTCAGTACGACCAGCTTGTAGATAATCACTAGCATCTTTCAGCCCGTCTGCTGGAACTACTGTCATCAAAGACAAACCAGAACCTACAAAAGCATTCGCAACAGCTTCACGGGCTTCGTGGCCTTTCATAATTCCTTTCTTTGTCTCTGCTGGTGTGCAGTAATCATCATCAAAGAAAATAGTCAGGCTATCGTGGCTCTTAATGTACTCTTCGTTGTGTAGCAAAGCTTCAACAGCATTAGCTGTACCCAAAGGGATACTTACAACAAGTGGTTCAATACCTTCATACTTAGTGCCCTTTACATTGTCACACAAAGCTTGGTAAATACTCAGTGTGTCCCATTGGCCTTCCGAGCAGATAAGATTAGTACGTTTCCGATTAATATTTTCAGCAACTTCTTGGCCGAACAACTTATTGCCAATTGAAACACTGCCGACAGCAGACCAGTGACCTTTCTCATCTTTCCCTTTAGTCACATCCTGTTTTGTGTAACCAACAACCTTTCCCTTCTGATTGTAAGAAGGGAAATAGAAAGCCTCTGGTGTTTTCCCATCTTTCTCAGACACAGCAACTTTAACACCAAAACGCTCAAGAGTAGCTTTACGTACTCCACGTTCCGGTGCATCAACAGACGCATATTGCTTAACATCTTCAATTGTTTCTTTATTAAAAATTTCCACTTCTCGCTCCTTTAGCTTTTTAAAATAACTCAAAATTCTCTCCTAGCTAATTGCCTTTAAAGCCCAATGGCGACTGAATGACAGCGAACTTGTTTCGCGTACTCACGCTCTTCTCCCCTCCAACACCCTGCAAAGAATATTAATCAATCTTCCAAACTAAACCCGTTAGCTTCAACAGGACTACCATAAAGAATATCCCGAATCGCATACTTCATCAACTGAAATTCAGGACAATCGTGTGTAGGAAGTCCGTATTCATAACGACAGGCATTTCGTGCAATCTCGTCCAGCTTAAAAATAATATCCTCACATTGCTTCTCAAAAGCAAGCGAAGCTTCCAGTTGATTCTGCATCATGCTTTCCATGTATTCCATTATCTATTCCCCAGAATTTCAGCGACTTTATTGTGCCACTCATCACTGGCCCCGTTAACCATACTCCTTGCTTGTCTCAGGAGCAACTCAATCTCCTCAATCCTAGCTTCAGCCTTCAAAGACAATTCAGCAGCCGCATGGCGAGCGTCTCGATGTCCAATCTTGTAAGAATGGGCGGAAAACATGTCTTTACAATCAGGATGCTCAAGATTGTGGATAACCGATTTTGGTACAGGAATATTCATAATCTCTTGATGCATACTCATTATTTATTCTCCTTTGGAAGCATATAACCCGGAAGAAGTTGGTCTACCGACATAGCCACCCAGCCAAGAGGTAAATTCAAATCCTTGATGACTTCATACACCTCTTCAATAGAGTGGAATACGCCAACACCATCCAAAAGTGTATAACCTAGCTCACTACGAGCACCATTAGGCATTTCTACGGCAGTTTGCCTTGCTAACACATATCCTGAAATCATCCCATCTCTCCCACAGCCACTACTCTTAGAATAGCTTTCGCTGCATAGCATTACATTAATAATTCATTCAAATTTGTTTGCTTACATTTCTACAAGTCACAGCATCTTGTCACATTGTTTGTGAGGGGTCAAGAGAGCTTGAACACATCCGTGAAAGGTTTCTGTTCGATAGCTCTTTCGTACTGGTCATACGGATCATAATCTTTATATGTGTTGAATTCTTCATCTGGTTCTTGACCCTTCTTGTAGAGTGTACTATAAGCCGATTCCTCATACAAGCTCTCCAGTGACCAATCTTCAGCAACCTCTGGAAGTAGCTTGTCAATAAATGTCTGCATCTCTTGCTCATAATTTTTCAGTGAGCAGCAGAATGTCAAGGTTAGGCCATTAACTGTCTGGAACCAATCGCCCCAAGAATCTGGCATATAGCAGACTGCACCAAACGGAATAAAATTGCAACGACCAACATTCGCCCATGCTGACACGGTTTCATTGAAGTAAGAATTTCTGATAGAACCCCAATCGAAATCTTTCTCAATAATTACCTTGCTCAAGCTATCATCTTTAAGGGTGATTTTACCACGAAGACCTGTGTACATGCCCATTTCACTACTCCTTAACGTTCATTGATTTACTTCAGATACACCAATCCTACCCCTCAGATCCACACCTGTCAAGGGTTGATTTAAAATATTCTCTAAGCTCTCATTTCAGGGGAAACCCCCTGGGCACATTTATTCAGTAGATTTGTCTAGCAAATTTGTTTGGTAGATTTATCTACACTCTGTCAGAAGATTTTTCGAAAAGGGTGCTTGACAGCATGATCTGATGACGTTATTCTAGGCACATCAACCAATGAGGAGAAGCACCATGAAAATTACCGATAAAGGACTGACTATTGAAGATTACCAGTCAGCCAACCCAAACCAATATTACAGTACGTTCACTGACGTAGATGGTGCCCGATTCAGCATCAAGACCACAACCTTAGTCAAAATGTACGAATTGGTCAAGTTTGATCTAGAGCGACGAAACGGCTGGAATTTTGTAATGGATGAGCTTGAGAAGGGTCAGATTAAATGAAAAAGAAATTCAAAATAATCGACACATCTACGGGACAGAAGATTAAGCTGAAAGAGGGAGAGATGATTGTTATGAATAGTCAGGGAATATTCTTCTTGGTAGGGAATTTTATGGATTATGATACGTACGTCAGGATGTTGTCTGATGTGTGTCCTGTTTATGATGTGGAATGGAAGGGAGAAGAGTGATGTTCTGGAATAAGAAACCTAAACCGTCACCAGTAGCTCAGCCTTGGTACACAAGGTACAATTCTGGTCGCTATTTGATGAACGAAGATGCCAAGATCACTCTACAGATGTTCACAGAGGACACATGGGATAAGCAAATCCCTGATGATGTTAAGATGAATTGTTGGAAGCTTACACTTGAACAATCCTACATGCTTTGGAGTCATTGGGTTAATACAGGTGTTTGGCTTAAGAATTATAGCACTAAAGAGCCTATGTATTTTGTAGATGGGACTGTCCAATATCGTAATCGAGAGGAATGGAAATGAGTGATGATAAAGAAGGTTATGGTTTCACATTAGATGCGGATGATTTTATTCAAGTAGGTGAAACACGTTTCTTTGAAATCAATGCTAGCAAGGAAGCTGTAGAGAGGTTTGTAGAGGACATGAAACTTTTTGAGGATGAACAATCTTCAAGTTAAACCCTAACCACTTGAAATAATACCATCTTCATTTCCTTGCTATTTGAGGGGTGAATGTGAGATGATTTATCAATAAATTGGTTGTACAAATTAAGGAGATTGATATGAAACAGTTTCACGTAACATTTAAAGATGGTTCACAAGATTGGGTAGATCCAGTTATCACCTTTGAAGAAACAAGCCACCAATTTATTATTGGTAATGGTTTTTATGATTACACATATGATAAAGATGTGGTAGACACTTGGGAATTCTTGGAGGTTGAGGAATGATTAAAGAGATTCGTATAGGAATGGGTGATATCCTAAATCAACCACCTAACTGTTCAATCATGCACCTACTAAAAGAGAAAGGATTTCCTTGTAATGACAGTGTGCTAAATCCTAAGCCTAAAGATGGATTGACATACTTTGAGTTTCATGATTACAAGACTGATGAGATTGTGATTCAATGGGAAGAGCCTCTGTAGTCATTTTCTACCCATAGCCTGTAGGTACTTTCGCCACACACCCTATGGGTATTTTCACACCAATAATTATATTGAATGAGATAGATTGAAATAATAAGATTGATAAATAGATAGCGTACAATTCAAGAGCGGAGCACGACATGAGCAGAGCGAAGAGCTTTTCTCTTTTGATTGCATAATTGCATGCCTTTGTCTTGCGTTCGGCATCACATAGGTGTATGATCTTAATATTGTTTGTGTGCCAGAACGAAGTGAAAGAGATATGAATGTGTATGGGCATTTTCACCCCATACGAAATTATCCTTATGGAGAGATACAAAATGAGCCTTATTATTCCTAAACACTTGCTTACTTGGATTGACCAGAATCGTGGCAGCAAGTCACGTCAGTCTTTCATTTTGCAGTGTATGTTTAAAATTATGGAGGTGTCTGAAATGAAGAATAATTAATAGAAACTAAGAACTTTAGGAATCACAACCAAATGAAAAGAACTCTAAGAACGCAGGTGAAATATGACAAAGCAACGAAACGAAAATCAATTTCTGATGATGCCCTATAAGCTGCTTAATGCTGGTGGGTATGTAAATAGTAACGGTGAGTGTGTCAAGATGAACCTTAGTGATAAGGTTATTTACGCACATCTTAAAAATAGATTTGACTTCTTCAAAAGTCTAGGAAATGAATACTACGACACGCAGCAATCTATCGCTGATATGTGTAACATGGACTTGAAGGCAACAGGGAATATTCTACGCAAGTTTATTGAAGATGGTTTGACAACTGTATATAAGAAGCGCTTTAATGGTTATCCTAAAAACGTATATACATATGTGCCAAACCTACAGTTGTGGTATAAGGATAAGAAAAAAGGAAGCCAAAAGGCTGTTGTAGTCGTTGAGATGTTGGAATTTGAATACGATTTCCCTGAAGATGTACTTGACAGCATGTCTGATGTGAATTATTATCCTGAAAGTAATTTTAATCCTGATGATTTGGAGTATTGATATGAACAAACAGGAACTAAAACAATTTGACGAATCGTACAAGTGGTGGGGAGATTTCCTTGAAGCTCGTAAGGAAGCACTCCATGCTATGAAACGTCTAGGGTTCTCTTACAAAGATATGCACGACCAGCTTAATTTTAATTGGGAAGGACAAGCTGAAATGATCTTGTCCTGTGATAAATCTAAATACGAGGAAAAGTGATGGACAATGAAATGTCAAGATTTGACCAATACATGCTTGTAGCAGCGAATCTTGTTGGTCCTTGCAATTACAACAGGAATACTTGGCAAGAGGCTGAGAAGGTTTGGAAAGAACGTATTGCGAAGACTGCTAAGGAATTAATGGCTGAAGCAGATAAACACAAATAACCCTACAGGCCGCTTGACGGCCTTTTCTTTTGTCTGTATTATTCTCACATCAGCCATTCACACAGAGGCCTTCTCATGAATATCTTTGTCACCGACATTTGCCCAATCAAATCGGCACAAGACCACTGTGACGTACATAACCGAAAAATGATAATTGAGGCTAGCCAATTGCTGTCTACTGTACACTTTGAATTGGACGGTATTCAGGTTGGATACAAACCTACTCATCGTAACCATCCTAGCGCTGTCTGGACCCGCTCAACCTCATGAAACTACCAATGGCTCTATGCTCACTTCGAAGCTCTTTGCAATGAATACACCTTTCGCACAGGAAAGATTCATAAGACTTCTGAGCTACTATCTGTGCTGGATAAGCTTCCATGCAATATTAAAAGAGCACCGCTCGACCCATTTGCTATGTGTATGGATGATGAGTATAAACGATTGGGGATTTTTGATCAGACGGTTGCCTATAAAGCCTATCTCCGTGAGAAATTCCGTGAATGGGCTTGCAGAGAGAAGCCGATTAGTGTAAGTTGGAGCCTTAGAAATGAACCGGAGTGGATTTAAAATGAGTGCTTACACAAGAGAGCAATTCGAAGAGTACAAAGGCGACAAGGAGTTTCTGACAGTCAGCTATGAATACCCAAAAGGTAATTGGGAAGATATTGACCACTCATCTTATGAGGACTACTTGAATACAATGATGAGCTATAGACATATGTACGGAGAAGAATAATGCTACCAACACTGCCGCTTGACGTGAATAATAAACAAATACGAGTAGGCGATAAAGTTGTATTTGGTGCTGATAATGGATCATACTTGTATTCAGGCGAAGTAGTTAAGATGACAGATTGTTTTGCTTGGATGAAAATTCCAATGGTTAGTCACAAGTTATTCCGAAGGGACTTCCGCAGAGTTGCAATTATAGGAGAAATGAAATGAACAACGACTATAAATGTTGGTATGATGAGGCTATGGAAGCCAGCAACCACCTTGGTTTCGCTGGTATGTCAGCAGCACAGGTTATTGTTTACCTAGGTATCGATAATGAATATCTTCGGAATGAGGTTGAACGTTTGACTAGAGAATTGGAGAAACCAGAATGACAGAATACTACACAAAACAAGACGAGTACGAAAGCTTCCAGATCTTAGTAGCTGAAGAATTTGCAGATATTCCATCTGTACAGACTATCGTCAGCCTAGTTCACGATGATGAATTCTATGCATTGGAACGTGCATTCATTGATGTCTACAAACACTTGGAGGCTAAATGGAAATGAACCAACAACAATTTGAACAGTTCTTCCAAAAACCTGAAGGGTTTATTTATTCAGAGCAAATGGGACTGTACTTCGAACATACAGACTACAGGTTCAAATATCCACTAGGAGCAATCGGGGAATTCAATCTAAAGTGGCAAGGCTGGGTTGCTGCTCAACAGGTAGCACAAGCTGAACAGGGACACACTTACAGCGGTACAGGTAGCGATTACTTAGACTGTGTTCTAGGTGTTGGTGGGTTTGAATCGTTTGGATCTATTGACGACTCTGAAGAACAACCTAAGACTGTGTACATCGACTACCCACCAGATGATTGTTCAATCTGTCCACAAACTGGTGGACTTCATATGTGGGGATTCAATCACTGTCGTCATTGTGACCAACCTTGGCCTGAAGAATATAGGAGTAAGAAATGATTACAGAAAACCAAATCAGCCAAATCCAAGGTATGCTCGGGTTGCTTGAAGAATACAAACCACCAGCAACAGAAGAGTTAATCAAACTTTTAAAGCTCCCATCTTGGTTTGATACAAGAACGTGTGTTATTGTGATGAACACTGCTCACAAAGAAGTCTTCAAAGATTACGATGTAGAATGGATTTGTTTCTCTGATTATATTATGTTTGGAGAGATGATTGTAATGGACAAGACCCTTCCGTTCACTCCAGTAACGACTTATCCAAAAGGAGATTTATTTTAATGAAATACATTCTCTTATTATCAGTTTTGCTCTTGTCAGGATGCAACCTCCAATCCCCCGACTACTATAAAATAATGATCTCATGTGCTCAACAAAAGGGTTATTATTTCACTGTCACTGTTCCTACGTGGCTTGGGCCTAGACTGGTTGCAGGTTGTGCAGAGGATATGACTAAATTAAAAGTTACAGTTATTCAGACAATTAATGGGGAAGAGAAATGACACGTAAAATCATTCAAATCTGTGTGACAGGTGTTGAGAATGTACAAGATACTCAGTGCAATTTTGTGATGACAGCATTGTGCGATGATGGTACAGTGTGGAATAGGTTTGGTCTATGACCACATTTGAAATTGAGCTAATTATTGAAGCGTTTGAGTTTGATTTGGGAGAAGAGTGATGAACAAAGATTTAAAGAATGCAGAACAGCGGGCGTTTGAAGATTGGTTATATAAATATACACCATCAGGAGACTGTGACTCAATACACTCTCAGTGGCTAGAAAGTAGTGAATATGAAGATTTCTGTCTTGATTGGGATTATTCAGAATGAGCGTGTTCTCCAAGTGCCCCGGCACAAACTGCCCACGAAAGGAACTTTGCTATCGGTCTTTGGTAGAGGCTGCTCCTAGATATCAGCCGTGGATATGCATGGAAGCCTCGATTAAAGATCCTGTAAAAGAATGTAAATTCTTCATTGATAATGAGGAGAAAACAAAATGAATTATGAAAATCTAGAATATAACCAAGACTATAAAAATAAACCCGTAGAAGAGTGGACAATGTGGGACTCAGCTTGTCACGATTATGACAAAATGTGTGAACACCATGATAAATGGATGGAGACAGAAGAAGGTCAGAAATATTATTCAAGTAATTCTTGACAGCTTCCTTTCAACCCATCATAATCAACACACAAGACATGGCGTTAAAGCGCTGAAATAAATGAAATAGGTATGTTATGTAGGATAAATAGGAGAGAATGTTATGAAAATTTATACTGTAAAGGAAATTTGGTGGGATGATATTGATGGAACTAAAACCAAATTGCTGGACGCCTATTACGAGTTCGAAGATGCTGTTATCCATAGAGATTTGATGATTGAACAGTACTCCTTCGATTATGAACACCACAAAAGAAATTATCAAGTTGAAGGAGTCAATCTAAAATGAAAACTCCACGCAAGGCTGTAGTGAGCAAACGTGTACCAGAAGATGAGAAATTGAATAGTGCTCGTTGGACATTCTTCCTGTCTCAGTGCGCTATTGAGTGGGATAGCTTGACAGACAACTCTAAAGACTTCTTTTGTGGGATGGGGCATCAGGAATACACGGATGTGGAGCTTAATAGTTTAATTGACAAGGCGATGGGTAAATTAAGTGGTAAAGACTAGAATAGTACATGGCGTCGGCATTAATGATCTTGATTATCAATACTGCAAGACCACATATCAAGAAGTAAATGGCAAGGTAAAGGCGGTGGATATGTGGAAATGTCCCTATTACGTTGCATGGGGCCATATGATGGATAGGGCATACGCCAAAAGGTACAGTGTAGAAACTTCAAGTTATTTTGGAGTACATACTTGTGAGGATTGGCTTTATGCAAGCAAATTCGTGGAGTGGATGAACACACAAGTATGGCAAGGACTGGAGCTCGACAAGGACATCTTGGTGCAAGGTAATAAAATATATTCACCAGAAACTTGCAGCTTTGTACCAAAAGTTATTAACTTGCTGCTCATTAGAAGTGTACAAAAAGATCGTGATCTTCCTACAGGCGTATGCTTACGAGTATATAAGGGTAAAAAGAAAACAAGTATTGACTATGCTGTCAATTGTAGTTCTGTATTCCTACCTAGCGGACAAGTGAGCGGATTCTTCAAAACAAAAGAAGAAGCTCACAGATTTTGGCAGGTAAATAAAGCAAGGGCTATTGAGCAAGCCGTAGAATGGTGGTACACTGATCCAAAATATATGTACTCTTACCAAGAGAATGTGGCAGACTCACTTTTAGCGAGAGCTAGTAGACTTAAAAATGAAGCTTCTATGGGAGTAATAACAAGATGTATTTGAGCACAGAGTCTAGCGAAGAAGATATTAATAATGCAATCGATTTGGCACGAGGTGTTAAATGAATATTGATTTCGGCTGGATGGGTAAAGTTGTTCTTCAAGATTGGGAAGATCCTTTTACTCCTGAGGGTGAAGGATTTGCAATAATCTCCGATGGTTACACAGAATCTGGTATCCGTGTTCATGGGGTATTGGATCAACGTGAGTATGCTACTTATCCAACTGTTTGGCGTAATGCCATTATGATTAAGGTGAATTGAGATGAATATCGTAGCAGAAAGTTTGATGGTTGCCTATAAAAGTGCTCTTGCTTCACATGAAGAAGAAGTTAAAAATCAAGAAGCTAAGAACAAAGCCAGACTTCAAGAGATTTACAAAGTAAGACAAGAGGCTCAAAAGGTTTGCACACACCCAACGAAAGAAGTGGTAGATGGTTGGGACTATCACAATAATTGTGATGACAGCTATAATAAGTGTACAGTGTGTGGCAAGGAGCATATCAAATGAGTAATTCAAACCAACTAATGGTCATGAACGGATTGGGAATCCTCCCATTCAAACAAAACGGCACTTGGACAGTAATCTTTAACAACATTGCTAAGCCATTTGGAAATGTGAGTGATGCGATGATATATGCGCAGGAGTTGGTGAAATGAGTGTCTGGAGCAGTGCAACTGGTACGGTTGAGGGTGATTTTCTAGATCACTTCTCTTTGAAGAAATATACAAAATCGTTACCATGGGATGAGGTTACTATTAATGTTGACTACAGCCTCGTTGATGCAAACGGTAAATACCCAAGACGTATAGACACATTCTACCTAAGTGTTTGTGCAGAGGGTCAACAGGCTATGGACTTCTTCAACAAATGGCTGGAAGGTATTCCGGGGAAGGTTGATATGACTGTTGAATTGAGGATGATAAAATGAATAACATCAACGACTTTGAAGAGTACACAAATCAATCTATTAAAGATAAAACTCTGGTTGTGTGGAGTAAAGTGTCGGGGTATCATTTCCTAGATTTTGATGAGTGGGAATGTGTAGCTCGTACAACACGGATTATTGGGGTGCAGAAATGAACAATTTGTCCTTGAGAGAAGTTCAAATCATCTTTGGTTATTTATATAATGTCGCACCATTTACAAAATATGTTTCAGGATACAGAAAATCCTATCAAGAGTATGATGTGAGAGAAGATGTAGACTCGATTAGAATTTACTACTCTGGAACATCCGACTATAATATCCCCGTAAGTCGGGCTTGGGAGCTACCCCTATGAACCACCTTACTTCACTGTTAGAACGTCTCCAGCAGGCAGAAAGTGCCTATGCAAAGTCGAAAAGTTCGCTAGATAATAGCCTTGAGTACATACTTTGCCGTGAAGAGTTGAAACAATGTCGTTTTAGGTTTGATAAAGCCTGCCGAGAGTATGTATTGGCTAATGTATTTGGACAAGTTATTGAAGAGGGGATTGAGGTATGAACATCAAATACATTTCTAGGAAATTTCTACTATCTGCCGTTGTGCAGATGCTCTTGTTTTTGTTTCTTTACATTGGTAAACTACCCGTTGAGAATTTCCAGATTCTTACTATGACAATCCTAACTTGCTATCTAGCGAGTAACGTCATACAGAAAAGTGTTACGAAGGAAGGCAGTGATGAAAAACCTGTTTAGTGTTGGTGAAGTAATCATCTTACAAAGTCCAAACCTGTCTGAATATAATGGTGAATACACAATCCATGCTATTGTGCAGCCTAATGAAAACTTCACTTGTCGATTGACAGGACTTAATCTTTACACCACTGAAGGTGTTAGTTATGTTCTGGATGAGCCTCTGTTAGACCTTGTTAGTTGTGAAGGTGCAGAGACATTCTGGGGACCGTCTAGTTTGCGTGAGAAGTATTATCCTAGTGAATTTAGTTTCAATGAATTAATAGCGGATTTAAAGACGAATATTACAGAGCCTACTACAGCTATCAACTAAACCCTAACGCGGCTTAAAAATACGAAAAAGCTGCATGAAAGGGTTGTTTTGTGGGGGAAATTGGGGTATTGTTTGGGTACTTAAATAATCAAGCAGAAGTAAAGGAGAAATATTGTGGAAATTGAAAATAAATTGTTGAGAGATGAATTAGATGCATTGCGGGAAGAGGTGATCAATAACCTTGACATAATGCAAGGGCAGAGGAACTCAATTATAAACCTGTCAACCAAGGTAAAGAACTTGAAAGAACAAAACGAGTATTTCGCCGAGCTGAATGACTCAATGATCTCCGGCCTTAATAATAACTTAAAAGCAGCGAACATGAGAAACACCGAACTGTTAGAAATTCTGCGTAGCCTACGCCTTAACGCAAATCCTTCGCTGTTTTCTCTCGGACAGTTAGCCTTAGTTGATGCAGCCCTCAAACCCAACGAATCTGGAGCCGACTAGTGGAACCTCTTGAACTTCTAAAAGAACGCTTGCAGGCTGTGTTGAATGAGTCTACAGAATCAGATTGTTATCAAGAGGCCATATCTGACTGTATCTACGCTTGCAATCTCAGTGTGACAGCCCTTGAGCAGCACATGGAGAAATGGTTGAATGGTCCTTATAACTATGAGTATTGTAAAGGGATTCGGTTTGTAGAAGAGCAGTGGCATAAATTGACTGGGATGTTTTAAAGCGCTGATGTTTTGATAATTTAAATTAATGTTTTAGGAGAGATGAGATGAAAGTTAAAGTGATCAAGGCAGGACTGAGTAGTTATTGGTATGCAGACCGGATTGGTCAAGAGTATGACGTTGTTGAAATTAAATTGGATAATCACTCAAAACTAGAATACAAAGTGATTGGCAGTGAGCTTGTAGGAACGAAGTATTTTGACAAAGACGATGTAGAAATTATTAAAGAGGATGTAGATGTGTTCGATATTAAGAAAGATAAGTGGTTCGTCTATACACCAACCCATGAAATCTCTAAGATGGTGCAGAACTGGCTGTTTGACCAAGGATTTGTGTGGCAACACCACGAAGACACTTCGGTACGTTATACAAGTTCACTTTACCTCAAGCTTAGCCCATTCACGTCCGGTGCGTTCTGTCACACGGATAGCATTGATCCTAAATATGATACGTCTAAAGAAATCAAGCTTAGATTTAAGACAGTCATAGATTCTGTAGAGTTTCCTGAGATTAAGTCAGAGGAGCAAAAACAGCTTGACATTCTGATGCAACAAATCACGGATCTTCAGAAACAAGCTGAGAAATTGCAAGGCATTGTTGGAAAATAAATGTGATAATTCCGTGAAACACCTATTGCGTTTGGATCCGAAGACTGTAAGATGGGCCTAACAGAGTGATTCACCAAAGCAACACACTCTGTAGATTTGTAACAAAAACGATACAACACTAACGCACATTGGAGCTTAAAATGATCGCAAGAATCGAAGTTTCTACCATCAAAGCTGTATTGGAATCCTTGAAAGTAGAAGGTGTACACAATGAAGCGCTGATGGATTGTCTAGCTTATTCAAACCTTCCTGTCAGCACACTGGAAGGGTTTCTGGATAGTCATCTGTGGTTCGCTGAGGATGCTGATTTTGATGTTGCATACCCTACAGATGAGGCTAAAGCTTACGCTATCAGTTTAGGGAGTATTGAGCAAGTGCTTGTTTATAAAGGACTTATCTATAATTCGTAGGTTTGTTTCAGAAGATTTCAAATTGTTGCATCAAATAGCTTGACAGGACGTAAGCCATCTCTTACAATTACAAACATGGAAAGGAGATGTAGAAGAAGGCAAACAAGCAGTAGCCATCTTGAAGAGCACGGAGACAAGCACACGGGAACAATCCTTTGTGTTCTTTCTTAAATCTTAAGGTGATTAACATGACCGCATCCACTACAGCAAAAGGTTCCTTCAGCCCAATCAATGGCAGCAAGGTCCGCAGAATTTTCAACGAAAACGATATGTTTTTGGGTACAATCACAAAGCTTGATGATGGTTCGGGTTACAGAGTCTTCCGCCTGAAAGATGGCAAAATCCGCACCAAACGATACCTTGCCGATGCGTTTAAATCAATTAGGCGCGATAACTAGAGCTTGCACTTACACAATGAGTTAATCCAACTTAATAAAAGGTGCAAGCAAATGACTACTATTAAAGGCTACTTGATCAGCAGAGATGGACGTGAGTTGTTCCTCCGTGAGTTAGCAGATTGGGCGGTGTCCGATCCAGAATACGAAGTTACTGCTCTAGTTCCGATGGGTAAAGCTCTTGTCTATGATGAGTTTATTGTTGCCGGTCCGGAGCAAGAGGCGCCAAGTCTTCCAAACACAGACGACACAGCGGAACGATTAAAGCTCCTTGAGCAGATTTATGAGTTAGAGGAAGAACAGATAGCTCAAATGAAAGCAAGGTTAGAAGAGGCTGTAGAACTGGTGGAAAGCATTCATGAGTTCGCCAGTAAACAAACGAGCAATATCATGGAGAGTCGTGGATTGCTTTTATTGATAGCTGAGAGTTGTAATAAATGGCTTTCGCCAAAAGAGTAATCAACGGCTGTTGTTAGCCAAAACTAATAGCCCCTCAAGTGAGGGGCTTGTACTGTGTGGAGAAAATAAATGACTGAAGATGAGTTGTTGCAATTGAGCATTAAGCTAAAGAATCGCTATCACTATGACCCTGAAACCGGACTATTTACACGTCTCAAAGGTCGCGGCACGGGTAAGGTAGGGAGCGTAGTTACAGCCAAGAACTCGGGTGGGTACATTAGTATTGGCCTTGATAATAAAACGTATATGGCCCACAGGCTTGCTTTTCTTTACATGACTGGATCTTTTCCAGTAGGCAACGTTGACCACAAAGACACAATTAGAGATAACAATAAATGGGACAACCTCCGAGATGTGACTAAGGAGGTTAACGGGAGAAATCGGTCTATTCACAAGAACAACACGTCCGGCTATGCGGGAGTGTCTTGGAACAAGAATGAATCTAAGTGGCAAGCTTATATCTATTTAGATGGTAGGGTGGTGGGGCTTGGGAAATTCACACACAAGGAAGACGCAATCTTTGCCCGAATGACGGCTGAAAAAGAAAATGGACATTGGGTTGACAAGGTGTGGGATCAGCTATAAACTTACCCTTAACGAAGCAAAACAAACGAACAGGAGCAACAGCCATGAACATGTCCCAACTCAAAGCCCGTGTAGAAGCAGCCCTCAAAGCTGGCATCCTTTCTAACGAACAAGCTGTAGCCGCTTATGCAGCCCTGTCTTCCAAGACTCACTACGGTGCTTCGGCAAGCAATGCCACTCGTGATCGCATGTTGACTAACCGGTTTGGGGTGTGATCATCAAAAAGCTCATAGGCCAACTCCAACCCGGTGACAAAGTATTTGTTCATGTAGGTGGTAGCAAGTTCAAATCAGCTTGTGAGGTTAAGGAGATTACATTTAACAATGTAGGCGAGGGCAATGAAACAGCCACTATACTTTTTGATGATGGTATGGGCAAGTGGCTACAGAATTGGTATATAATTGAAATGATTGAGGTGATATGATGAAACTTAAATGCATACGTGATGTTGTGATGAATAAAGATGCAAGGGTAGCGTTCAAAGCTAGTCGGGAATACGACTTCAGTATGAACGCTCATGGTGAGATTTCTCAGAAGACTGAGACGGGTGTTCATATGTTCCGGGCTAGTGGGCCAGAAGCTTGGACTGTTTATTTTAAGTATGAGTTGGAGGATGCATCGTGAGCGGTCTAAGTCATGTGGTTTTCCTAATCCTTACAATCCTTTTTCCACCGTTTGCACTTCTGTGGATAATCTGTGCTGTGAGTGCAGGCAATCAGAGGAAGAAAGCTGATCAGCGTATGCGTGAGGAAGAGCTTCAGCTTTTACGTGAGATTGCCCGGAAAAGTGGCAAATAAAGCTTGCACACACGTCCTACCTGTTGCATAATGACCTGACTGAAGCAAAACAACTCAACAGGTGATGACATGAACAACCTACCAGAACTCTTCAAACGCCTTTACGAAGCTCGACTGGTTTGCTACAAACACCACATGAACGGTGATGAACGTGGTGCAATGATCGCTGCCAAATTTGCAGTCGAAGATATGATGAGCACTTACAAACGTTATGCTCGTGACATCAGCGAAGAAGCTGCAATGGGACAAGTTGTGATGGAAGTTGAAGACATCGAGGAGGCTGCAAATGGCTATCGTAACGCCTAACGACATGAAAGAGGTAACTAGGGAGCAATTCTTTGAGGCTCTCTATGCTGACAAAAGAGACATCATGCCAAGTGTGTCAGAGAGTGAGAATTATAGTGTCTGGTGTGATAAGAGCAGGAATGTGTGGGGCTATACCTATCCGGGATGGAAATACCCCAGAGGCGAGAAAGCTTATTTTATTAAGAAATAATTCTAAAGAGCGCTTGACGCTCTTTTTGTTTGTCTGTAATATGAGGACATCAAAACAGAAAAGCTTAAAGGTAGGTATTCAATGAGTCGTTATTTCGCTTTACAAACTTGGGTAGGCTCCCACGAAAATGAGCCTGACTACGATGGAAATCAGTGCGGTTCACGTAATGTTCGATCTGTTGAAGCCATACCCTTGTACGACATCTACGGTAAAGCAAACGTAAATGCCTTTAGCGACTCTGCTATTGCTGCTCGTATGGGTAAGACTCCAACTAAAGTACCACTCAAACAAAGGATTCTCCCTCAAGCCGTCAGACTAGAAAAACTCCGCTCAGAAATCCTTGAGCTTGAGACAGCCTATCGTGCTGGTGAGTTTAGCTTGGAAGAGTACAGCGTCTATAGGGATGTAGCTTTCGCTAAGCTTCAACGTGCAGAAGTTTTGTATAAGAAAGCAATCTCTGCGAAGCCTATGAAAACAGAGGTAGAATATGAGGAAGTTGAGGCAGTTTTACCCTACTCAAACCCTGATGTAGACTACACCCACACAGAGGTAGCCACACCTTGTGGAGTGAGCTGGATAGATGATCTTCCCCGCACAAATAGTTTTAAAAAGATTTTACAGATCGCTTGCACTATCACCATAAAGCTTGTACAATTTAGTCAAAGGGCAAAAGCCTACTACCAAACGTTGAAAGAGGTGTGAGATGGGTAATGTAATTGTTGTGACGGAAGAAGAACTAATTGATTTAGCGTTCTTTCCACAGCACAAAGATAAGTGGTATAGAGATATTGAAGAAGCTAAGTGGAGAGAACGAATTGCAGATGCTAAGGAGCCTATACTGTTAGGTTATGCAGAAGACGGTTCAGCTTTGTATCAATTGCAGTTTACTCTTTAAGTGGAGAGTAGTGTAATGGATGATCCGGTTAAGTGTTGTATCTTGTATAAAGACTTTGGATGCTCTCATGTAGACGGCTATCTCTGTAATGTCGATGACTGCCTTATGCGTCTAGAATACACAGAGTTGGTTGATACTTATAACCTATTGGATGATGACCTATGAATACTCAACACATCACCCTAAGCGCAGCCTTGATCACCGTAGAAGACCTAGTAGCACAAGGTCACACAAGCTTCAAAGTGTTTCGTGAGCTAGGCTTGTGGAATGTGATTGTTAATGTATAGTACAAAACAGATGATTGAATTGGAGATGTTGAAATGAACAATGAAGTAGAAAGCCTTAAGCTTGAGATTGCAAAACGTGATGCGATTTTGCTTGAGTTGGGAGTTACTTTTGATGATGTAGAGGATATGTACTCTGACGTTGCTTTACATGCAATCCGTTATTTGTGGCTTAGGGACAGGCTTTCTGTTGAAGACTTGCCAGAAGATCACCCTGACTGGTCTGAACCAAGTGAATTTGAGTCGGTGAAGATTGATAACGAGATTGATAAACGTATTAAGGAATCAGAAGCATGAACAACTACACACAAGAATCATTCCAGAAATATGAACGCAAATCTTCTAAGCGCAAGTGTGCAGACCAGTATGACACAGGTGGTAAAGACAAGAAACGAGGCTACAGCACTGAGAGAAATCTTAAGCGGAATTGGGGGCAAGAGTGATGGAAATTGACATTAGAACTGTAGTGGTAAGCCCAACAGAGATTATCTTTGCTGATAACAAAGGGCAAGGAGATGCAACCAAGATCTTGCACACAAGGAACAACAAAGAGAACCCTGTATGGATTGACGACCACCTAGAGGATATCTGTATAGCAATCTGTAGTAAAGAGGATGCAGAGAACCTGATAAAGTCTCTACAAATGGCTATTAGTCTTGGTTGGTTTGATAAAGAGGTTTGAAATGACCTACACAGAGGGCACCAAATACAAACTTCAAGCCGACTACTATGAATCAATTGTTATTGAATGTGTTTACATAGAAGACAATACAGTCTGGTTTGTACAACGATCACCATATGCGTTCTGTCCTGATCTTGGAAGCTATAAGCTTGATAGAAAGACTAATAAACTCTATTGGTTGAATCAAGGGTTTAGTATATGGGAGACAATTGAAAACACCTTGTCTGAGCACACTGCTGACGATGTTTGGAGCAAGAGACAAGCTTACACAGCTTATGATGATATGAATCAAGGAGACTGAATCAATAGAATCTTTAAATGAATAAATCTTAAAATACTTGTTGACTGGTGTGGTGGGTAGCCCCATAATAAGCCATACCAAACAAACAGGAGAGTAAACATCATGAGCTACATCGAACGCTACACAGAAGCTCAAGCAATCGAATTGGTAGCCGAGTTGAAAGGTGAAGGCTACAAAGCCTACTTCACTAAGAATAATGCTGACTCTTTCACTGTTCAATACTGGAAGTAATATCATGTCTATGCTCCTTTCGATTGCCTTCTGCTCAGTGCTCACTTGTGAAGAATATATTGTAGACCATAACCTCACACGCTCAGACTGCATTGAACGTCTTCAAGAAGAACGTAAATTCTTGATGTCTAAGCCAGTAGAAGAAGCGTATCGGGAATACATGAATAACTTCAAAGAAGAGCATATGGATGGGGAAGCTGTGGATTGGGAAATTAATTGTGTTGTTGAGTGAAAATAATTGTTTCTCTGTCTTTAAAACAAATATATAATCTAACCATACAAACCTAGCAGAGTAAAACAAAATGTATATCATGAACTACGATACCAACTACTGCAAAGGCCACTTGTGGATTCTTGTTTGCGCTTACTCTGAGTGGGAGGCTGTTGAGAAGCTACATTCTCTTATTGATGATGTGTCTAGTGTGCGGTCTATCTTGAAACAGTTTTAAATGACGTAAAACAGAGCAACAAAACTTACTCACTTGACTGTGAGTTTTATCTATTGAAGGAGAAGTAAATGAAATTGAATTATAGAGAGAAACTAGTGATAGGTGTTGGTATAAATGATGCCGACTATAATGTCGGTAAACATGTTACACTTGAAGATGGTAAGAAAGTACTGATAGTCTGCCCTTTCTATGCTCGTTGGCGGGATATGCTTTCACGGTGCTACTCAGAAAAGGTACAAGAAAAATCTCCATCTTACGTAGGTTGTTCAGTAGCACATGAGTGGCTAACCTTCAGCAAGTTTAAATCTTGGATGGAACAGCAAGATTGGGAAGGAAAGCAGATAGATAAGGATCTGCTAGTACCCAATAACAAGGTCTATGGTCCAAACACCTGTGTTTTTATTACACCAAAAGTGAACACATTTATTCGTGACACTACGCGAGGAGATTGGCCCATTGGAGTAACTTATCACAAATTGGCTAAAAGGCTGTTTGCTAGGTGTAGGGATGTAATCACCGGTGAAAATAAGAATCTTGGCTGTTATGATACACCAGAAGAAGCTCATCAAGCATGGCTTACATTTAAACTAGAACAAGCCTACATCCTAGCGGCTGAGCAGACAGATGAGCGTGTAGCTAAAGCTTTGATTGATAAGTATGAGAATTACCACTCTTAAATAATAAGCAGGAAAATTATAGCCGTGCAATGCACGGCTTAGTCTTATCCATACCTTTGTGATTACAACTACCTTCTAAATGCCTACCAATCAAGTGTAAGCTATGTTAATCATAGTCTGCAAGCCCCTTAAGATACACTGCCTAGTGTAGTTTTTAATCACTTATTCATGTGATAATAAGTCCTCATTTGTCAAGCACGGTAGCAAAGATCCCCAAGTTTGCATCTGTATCCACGTACAGTACTGTATAACTAATCAGTACTACACATCTTATGCTGCTCAGTAACATAATACATTGACTTAAGCTAGTGAAGTGTGCTAGTTGTGTAGGGGTACGTCAGTACGTATTACTATGGTTGACATACAGTGGTCGGTATGAGTGATCAGAGGTACACGACAGGTGATTGATAGTCAGTGTGTATGAGGTAACATGTTACGGAAGGCAGATTATACGCAATGTGAATTATGGTAACGCCTAGTGATGAGTAATAACTATCGATGAGTGACTTGGCACAGAGCTTGCTGTTAGTTGATTGTTACTATCAGGTTAGAACTGCTAATAGAGTATAGGTAAGGTGTATTGGGAAGAGTTATCTGATAGAATTCTCTAATATTTTATTATTTGGCATGCTATTTGACAGGTGCCGGCCAAGAGCGTTAAGCCCTTCAGATAGATATCCAAGGAATTTTGAACTAGACCCTTATAAACAAAGGCTTTGCTATATTTTCCAGACAAAAGAAAAGGAGTCACTAACACAAGCTGACTCCTAATTTACAGGGGGTTGTGAAGGTTAAACTTCCAAGAACTTACTCTCCTTCACGTTCCAATATTTCCAATGCATCTCTTAGATACTTCATTGCAAAATCCTTAACCAGATAATCGGTGGTGTTTGCCCTATCGAATCCTTGAACTCGCCTTCTCTTGGTCCTTTACTACAGTAAGGTTCATACAGCTCAAGGTTGTTCAGTGCTGTCCTGATTAAACCCTTCACAGTAGGTCTCTTCCAGATTTACATTAAATAATCCCATAGATATTTCTCTCACATGTATATTAATAAGTAGGGTAGATGCAAACAGCCCCAGAAATAGGGACTTACAGGTACATCAATTCATCACCAATGATGAGTTCGTTTGTCAACTCATTCTAATCAAGCGTTAAACTAGCTCCATACCAACTACCAATCTTCATTTCTCGATATCTAATATCTCCTTTCCAACCATATGTAGGACTGACTTCAATGACTATATCTCCTCTGAATGGCTTGTTCCTGTGCTTCACTCTCAGTACATTAGGATCTAATCCCTTAATCAAACGAGAGATGTTTGCTTCTGTAATCCCACAAGTGCATAAGTCCTTTACTGTGCCAATGTAGATATTCCAACCTGTTAGGTTATTAACTATATGTGTAATCAACTTCAGCTCTTGTGGAGTAAGTAGATTCTGATTCAAAGCATCTAGCAGATTGTGAGACGTAAGGTATGGTTTATCATTGATGTACCCATCCAAAACAGATAGACACTCAAGCAAGCTGTCTTTGGTTACACAGTCTTGTGGATATTTGGTATCAATCCCTACATACTTATCAAAGCTTCCCATCTTCACAGGTTTAGGTTTCTTGTGGTATAGAAGCTCTCCTGTTTCAGTATCGAAGACTGTTAAGCCTTCGTGTCTGGTTTCTAATGTCTTTACACTCATTCGTTTCTCAACCTTTGTTGTACAAGTTTATAATCTCTGTATAGTTGGTCCTCTCCAAACTGAACACGGTATCGGCCTTTCATCTTGAGCAATTCAGGATATTTAGCACAAGGATCTTCTGGTGTTGACCTTAGTTGTACAGAGGACAACAGTTGGTTTATCTCTTCTTGTGTTAGTGGTGCTCTTGGTTCAAACATCTTTCTTCTCCTTAAAGATCCAAGTCCACGGATCACCATAAACAATGGCCCCAAAGAAAGGGTAAGACACCACGACAATACCAAGTGTAAATATTACAAAACTCATTCATCTTCCTCCAATTCAACCAATATTTCCAACATTGTCAAAGCCCTCTCTTTATTCCTATACTGACTCCTCTCACTAACGGACACAACACCAAGCCCCGTAGGAATATGCGCAATCAGCACACCGCTGTGAGTAAGCCCAACATGTTGTCCACCAGTTTTATAGGGTGGGTATGTGCTGATTTCTAAGTCTTCTGGTTTAAGGTTCATTCTCTACTAACACTCCCTAAGTCACCATCACAGAAATACTTCATCTCTTCTATCGCATCTCCAATATTCTTATAGTGCTCATAGTCACTGGCATCTTCAGGAGGATATACCTTACTCCAACTCTTATCCTCTGTGAATGACCATGTGCTATCTACATCTACAGAGTTCCATTTGTTAGCTAATAGATATTCAGCTACTTCGCACCAGCTTTTGAAATCACTCATCACATCTTCTCCTTATTAATTGATTCCAGTACTTGAACTTTAGCAGACAACTCTTTTATCTTATCCGTTTGTCCACATTAAACTGATCCATGCACCAAAGCATAGGCAAGCCAACGTACTAACTTTCATCACACATTATCCTCCCAATCCTTCACCCAATTATTATAAGCCTCTACAGGACTACTACCAACCCCACAAGCTGCTATCGCTACGTAGTAGCTATCCCCATCTCCACCAAACCTCGTCAGATGCCCCATCTTCTGGTTCATTCTCAATAGGGATTTCATAGACATATAGCCCTTCTGGTGTTTTAAGGATTATTGGTTTCATTCTACCAACTCCACTTCCTTAACATACACTTTCCACCAACCAGCATCCTCGTCAATAAAGAACTGTTTGTAAGCTTCAGCCTTTACCTTATCCATAAACACTTTAGGAGTTACGAACTCTTCAAAGCTAGCTCCATCACCATCAACCAACACCACTTGATATGCTTTCATTTATAAATCTCCTTCATGAACCACTCAGAACTTGCTTTAATCTCACCTCTAATCCACCGACTGCAATATTCACGATCGTTGATCAGTCTGTTCTCGTCTGGGTAATGTGGACTATACCTCGCCAGACTCCCCTCCAATTCTTTCCTAATCTCTTTCAACTCAATCTCTACAGCCTGCATTCTGTCTTCAATTGTTTGGTCCATTCAAATCTCCACACTAAAAATAGTCCTCTCATACCTAATCTGCACCAAAGCAAACGTAGTTAGCCACTTACCAATCTTAATAACCTCTCGTGTGTCATCACAAACACCAGTTATCATAATAATTCCTGTCTTATCATCTGCACTCTTTACACGGAGTGTATTCCCTTTGTGCATGGCATTCCAGATGATACAAACACACTCCACAACCTGTACATCACCAAGTTTTGTGTGCAGATACTCTAAGCTTTTATACTCTGGTGGTAGTTGGTAATCTAATTCAAACATCCTTCTTACTCTCCTCTTTCACTTCCTTTACGCACATTTTACCATACCTTACACCATCAATAGGTGTGGATTCTTTATTACACTTATTCTTCTCTCTAGTTCCACATGAGCAGCGTTCAGGGCTTGTCATCACAACCTCGTTTTAAATATCATGAAGTAACAGAATAAGAAATACATTATAATAGCAAACCCATAGCCAAGGATTTCAATCATACCCTATCCAAACTGTCTGACCAATCCAAATAAGCATTCTGATTATCAAACAACATCCACATATCAAAGCAATATACGGGATATTCAGGCTCTCGTTTGATTTCTACTTCAATACTTACAATATTATTCATTTACCCTCCAAAAACTCATTAATAATTGGTGTTACTACATCAGTTGAGCAGAGGAGGAAAAGGTGCCCATCATCCACTGTATGAAGCTTTGAATTAGGAATAAGTCCTTTCATAATCTTCATATTCACTAGAGGTATGATCGGGTCATCGCTACCTCCTATCAAAAGTGTAGGTTGTTTGATGTAAGGAAGCATCCACAAGCTACTCCACCAACATATTGCTAGCTGTTGAAACTTGTACCCAGTGGCACTAGCTTTATTTTCAGAGCTATTAGCCTCCATCTTCTCAGCATACTTAATTGCTATCTGAGGGTCTGTTCGGAATTTTCCACCGTATATTAGGGGGGCAATCTCAATCATATAGGCTGAATCAGTGTAGCGTCTAGGTGAAGACATTAAAGAAAGTACTTTCATACTAGGTGGTATACTTGTAACTCCTGTTGCTGTAGCGCATAGAATTAGTTTCTTACAGCGTTGAGGGTAATCATAAGCAAACTGTTGGGCTAAGAATCCGCCCCACGATAGACCCAGTAGATCCACTTGCGCGTAGTTCAAATAGTCCAACATATGCGAAACAATCTTAGATAGTCCACTAAACCTGTATGGCAGCGAAGGAGTAGAAGATCCTCCACACCCCGGCACATCAAAAGTAATAATCTCAAGATCAGGATTTGATTCGTGCATAGCTTCAACAAACGGAGTCAGTAAAGTTGTATTCGCTCCAATACCATTCATAATCAGAAGAGGAATACTCCCAACCTTCCCCGGTTTAATCGAAACGTAGATTGATTGATTCCCCAACATGATTGTTTGGTTTTGCATTTGAATGTTCATTGCTTTCTCCCCTCAATAAACTCTTCCAAGATATCTGAAACATTAATAAACCTGTAATTTACATAACTGTTAGCTGCAAATTCATCTGGAAAACACACCACTGCACATTTATGCTCATCCGAGATGTAGCGGATGAAGTCTTTGATCACTTCTCTGTCATGGGAATATTCTTTTGTCATTTCAGCTCCTTCCACATCATATAAGTGGAGAAAGGAATACTTACAACCCACAAAAGAGAGAAGGATATGCTCCTTACGAAATCAATCTTAACTTTACATCTGTATGAATCTAATACTTCGTGGTAAAACATTACTAAACTAATGGCTAAATAAACTATAAAGAACATGGCACCACCTCTTCACATGTACCGTCATTGAAATTAAATAGATCGTAGTTTTAATAGGGTAAAACTACACCAACTTACCCTATTTAATCCCGCAATTACCCTCTTTATCTACCCAGTATTCTAGCACAAGACCGACTTGAGCAACAGCATTGAATTTATGGTTAGTTTCGGCAAATTCTTTCAGTGTTTTAAAGCCCGTAGAATCTGTGTACTCTTTTACATCAACACCTAACTTTTTACAAGCCCTTCGAATATATTTAATCTCTGTACCTAAGATGTGCCACTGTGGCATGCGGATACCCTGTTCGGAGGCAAGAGCTTTCCAGTAAGGTTCGTCTGGTCGATCTAAGGTTACGTTTTCTCGTGCGTATTCTTGGTCAGCAATACGTTGGTCTTTGACAGCTTGGCGTTGTTCGTCAGTCATTGGCGCTAGGTGGATCATTCTTTCTCTCCTTTCATCTTTTCATAAACAGCTTGATCACCCATTACACGTATAGTCAGTGCATCAATCAAGTCAGGCTTACCGGCACACAGTATAATCCACAGGGTAATAAACCCAAATAACCATTTATCACTATTACTCATCATCCAACTCCTTTTGCAATTTAACATACTCATCAAGCTCGTCTAGCATCCAATCAATATTCTGCACAAACCTTGGAAGCTTTCCTAGAAGTTCTAGCTCAGATGCTGCATCTAGGAGGTTTGTACGTAACCTCTCTAGGAGATAGTATTGTTCTTGTGTCATTTTAGCTTTTCCTCTAATGAAATAACATATTCGAAAAACTCTTCCATAGCAGCGTTCAGTCTGAATCTTTCAGAACCCCTATTCTTCTTGTAATCTAAGAATGCTGGAAACCAAGGTTCTTTTCCAAAGTGGTATTCATATTCCCACTTGATTCTCTGTTTGACTAGCATTTTCTTTCTCCTTCAACATCCTAATATAATCCAGCACAGCTTGTGTCTCGTCCATTGCGTACTGAATTAAATCGTTCTGTTCAATGCCGATTGCTTTAGAAATACGATTACACCTGTTATTGCAGCGCTTCAAGTCTGAATGAAGCAGCTCCAATTGTTTCTTCAGTTTATCTTGTTCCATAGTTCCTCCTGATTAGTAAACCCATTAGACCAGAAAGCCTCCAGTCCGTCAAGACTGGAGGCTTAGAATTAATCAAAAAGATGGGTGTTTTCACTATAATATTCGGCCAGCATGATTGAAACGTCTCTGTCTAGCCACCCTTGGCCTAAAATAATCTCTTGATACTCCCCTTTGTGTCCAAACTCCTTAAAACTGAACTCATAATTCCAGCACCAAGAGCCATCTTTGAATAAACAAACCCTGTCGTGGTTCATGGATCACCCCAGATATTTGTTCGAAAGAAAGAGTTTAGAGTAACTTTTCAATGTAAATTCCACTCGGTGATCCTGAACCAGAATAGTTTTGGTAGACTTACACAGTTGCAGCTTCAGTCTGACAAGGATACGTGCTGCCTTAGCTTTAGCAATTTGGTAATCATTAAATGACCACAAGCTGAGTTTTTCTGGTGGCTTACCGAATACACACTTCACACTATTCCCGTTATAAAGCTTTAGGGCTCCAACAAAGCCAATAATGTTACGACCTTTATTAGAATGATGAGATGAGTGAAAGAATGGGTTGGACCAGAGAGTTCCTTCAACAAAGTCGTAGTTAAGACACTTCATAAATTCACGAAGAGTGAATAGTTGTAGAGATTTAGTATCTACTATTTCGTCGGGATTCCAGCTCGATTCATTGCTATGCATTTTGTTCTCCTTATTCATAATCTCGAAACGTAACGAACGTTGGGAATTGTGGAATCTGAGTGTCTTTATAAGTGGTTTGATATTTTACAGTAATGAATTTACCAATCAGAGAGTCTTTATCAGCCAACCATTGTTTACGTTGATCATGTGAGCCACCTACAACGTTGAATTGATTGTCGGCAAAGGTATTCGCAACTACAAAGATTGCACCACCATCTTTATCTGATATTACATCAATAATCTTAAATTCTGAGTCAAAGAAAGTCTTGAATTTCTGGCTGTCTGCCGAACGTTTACCAGACTCATAGACACCCTTACCATTGCGAAGCATCAAACCTTCAAAACCACGAGCAACACAGTCTCTGTGTTTAACTTTCATCTCTTGTTCAGACTCAATGTTAAGATACTCAATAACCTGTATCTGAGTACCCAACAAACGTTTAGGAATAGCTCTGATTGTATCAATACGGGAACTAAATTCTTCAGTATTCACAATATCAAATATAACAAATCCAAGATAAGGTGTCAGTGGATTAGGCTTCTTGATAGCAGAAACAATCTCTTCAAGATACTTACCTTTGATGAACAACTCACCATCCCACACTTCACCATCTTTCATAACAGCGGCAAGCTGACCTTGCAGATGTTTTACATCGTACAGTTTACCACCTCGGGACTTCAAAGTTACAGCACCGTTTTCACAAATAGCCAGAGCACGGCATCCGTCCATCTTGTCACTACCCCAGCAAGGGTATTTAATACGGTGCCCTTGTTTTGTGTAATCTGCACTCAACATTGGGAGAATATCTAGGTCTTGTAGATCATCTTTGTCCAGCCGATAACCTTTATCTTTCTGTTTCTCAATCTTACTAAGAGCTTCCAACTCAGCTTGTTGTACAGGAGTCGTCTCGTTACTCCGTCCAATGTTCTTACCTTTGACAGATTCAATTTTGAGCTGAATCTTACCATTCTCCTGACCAAACTCAATATGAATTTCTTCATCTTTTGTTTCGATAGCCCAGATCTTAAAGCCTCCAGCTTTGTTGAGGCCGTATAATGTAACTTTATTCATGATTTTTCTCCTTTCTCATATTGTACAACTTCTACACCAAAGTCTTCTAGCATCTCAATTCCCTTAGTATCCCGATATTCCTCATAGTATACAACCTTTCTAATCCCACTAGAAGCAATAATTGAACTGCAAGTTGCACATGGGGACAATGTTACGAAGATTGTAGCTCCCTCTGCACTAACACCTTCCTTAAGCATCTTACATAGCGAATTAATTTCCGAGTGGACTACACCTTCCAAAGTTTTAAGTTTGTAATGTCCATTCTCATCTTCGTAAGGATAGATTTCTTTAAACTCTTCGACATCCATCCAACCACCTGCACCATTACTGTAAATCCTCTCCTCACAAGTGTTGCTCATTCCGGGAAGTGTTCCGTTATAACCAACGTAAAGTCCACGACTATTAGTTAGAATGCATGAGCCTACTTTCTTTCTGACTGCATGGCTGTCTTGGGCTGCACGTAGGGCAATGTCCATGTAGAGTGAGTATTCTTTGTTGATTATTTCTTTCTTGTTGCTGTCCCTCGGCATGACAACTCTCCACTCTCTGATTTACTAACTGTCTTCTGAAGTTTGCTAGCTACAACAGTATACCGATTTTTACCATAAACAGAATCTATATATTCTTGTGCAGCAACTCTTGAAGAAGTATGCACAAACCAATATTCTCCCATAGCGTTCTGTATGTAAAAGGTTGAAGGTGGGTTGAACAGGTAATCCGTAAATGTCTGGTAGTCTACAATAGTTACTTTTGGATCTTTCTTCTCACCCATATTCTCTACTCCCAATTTACTTGAATAACTGCAACATTCTCTTTATTCTTCTTCGTCCTAAACAACACTTTCATAAGCTCTGCCTTATTGCCCATTCGGTCTACGAAAGATTCTTTCCATTTCTTTATAACAACATTCCCATCAGCTAAGTAGTAAGGGGTATGAGGAATGATTTTATTTACTTTACCACACAAAGCACCAATAGGTTCTTCAGTCATTGCATATCATCCCAGTTATCATAATTATCATAATCAGTGTTGGGTTCTATTACTGGTTCATCATCCCAGCATAGGTCTAGTGGTTCCTCTAATTCTTCGTAATACTTTTCAAGTTCTGCATCAAGAAAACAATTATAAGCGCTGTTGCTCATTTTTCAACTCCCTAATCTGTTCCTCTAGTTCAAATACCTTGCCTGTCAACTGAATGATAAGTTGACAGTGAAAGTCAGTTATTTGAGGATCGGGTTTAATCTGTTTACATTGCTCAATGCATTGTAAGATGAAACCTTTAGCACGGTCTTCAGTCTTACTCATAACCAAGTGCCTCTACAACTGCTGAATAAATATCCTCCCCAAGCATATTGCTAGCACCTGAAGCGTCTGAGGAAATCCAATCGCTAATGGTTGGTTCTTCTTCTACTTCATTTTCGTATTGTGCAAACTGATTCATGCATAATCCTCTGGATTAATTTTATTACTAAGTTTAAAAATAAGTTGGCTTTCTCCACCACAATCATTGCCTAAAGTGTACAGTGCAAAACCATCTATCTCCACTACCTCTGTACGGATATCACCAGAATATGTGTCCCCATCACCATTTACCAGATCATCAATATTGCTTTCACCATTCCAGTGGACATTTCCATACTTATCTTCAAACCAAATCTCTTCCAGAAACAATTCAGGCTTTACAAGATGGTCATAAAACTTTTGGGTTACTTCTTTTTCAATACTCACTTCGTATACCACTCCTCAATATAAAAACTAATACCCGCTAAACTTCCACTATCAAACAATTCTAGCTCAAGAGATGTCTGCAATGCAAGTGCTTTAGCTTGTGTATCAAACAGCCCCATATTCTCACGGTGTCCGAAATCTACTTTAACTAACATGTACAGTGGCATTTTATTCTCCTTAATCAATACAGTTAGATTCTAGATCAACTTCCCAATGCCACATCGGCTCAACATCGAAACAGTGTTCAACGATTGCTAAATAATCCTCATATCGTTCATCGTAATCTAATTCTTTCATTCTTCCTTCTCAGAATTCTCTGACTTTTCCTGTGCAGCAAGAAGGTCAGCTTGTTGTTCTGCGAGCAACTCTTCAATCTCTTCGTATGAAATCACTTTACTCCTCCCAGTTTAATTTTATCTTGGAGTTCCCACATCTTGTCAAGAAGCCCATCCATATATTGACCAGAAGGACATACTCCAAAGTTCTCCTCTTTAATCACTGCAATCTTTTCCATCAAAATATCTAGTTCTTCTTGGTCAGTCATAATATTCTCTCCTTTATGTTTGGGTTAGTGGGAGTAATTGTAAACCTCCCACGTATTCATTGCAACAATTATTTTAGATCAAGAGCTTCAAAAAGTGCTTCTTTACTGTCAAAGTGGATCAAATCCTCGCCCTTATCTGTAGCATCCATCACAGCTTGGGTTTTGGCGTTTGGTTTCTTTGCGCGGGAAGCCTTTTTCTCAGCAGCTAATTTCTTTTTCTCATGCAGGGCGATGCCTTCGGCTACCTTTTCAGCAATAAGAGCTTCAAGATCGAAGTCTTCAATATCTTCGAAGTCATCCCTTTGTGATTCTGCTGCCAATCGTTGGTTCTGAGGGCAAGATTCATCGCCACAGTTACAGGGTTGATTGTTCCGGTATTCTTGGTAAGCTTCCAGCCGCTCTTTCAGTTCTTCCGAATCAATCCACAAATCTTGGCCTTTTCCGACCAAAGAAATTTCTTCGCTAGACATAAAACCATCATACATACTGTGGAGGAATTTATCAATTCGTTTATCCATGAATTGCACATGACTGCGAATTTCGCTGTCTTTGCCAAATGTTCCCCAGCTTGCTGTGTGCACGAAGAAATATGCAAAATCCCCTAGAAGCCAGTTTTGACACGCAAGGGCCACACCTGTCGCCATAGAACCGCAGATATCGTGAATGTACGCCGTTACTGGGGCACGACAAGCTTTAATCCCGTCAATCAGCATCAGACCGCTGTCTAGGCGACCTCCTCCACTTGAAATTATAACCCGCACTTCATCCCACTCGTTTGCAGATTCAAGAGCTTCCATGTGATCCCTATACTCAGAAGGTGCTCCAATTTCACCATCTAGGTAAAGCGTGTACACTTTAGTTGGGATAGTTCGTTCCCGTACAGACCCGTTCATACTAAATTGTGGAAACATGAAATCTTCATTGTTAGTTGTGTTCATACCAGCCCCTTATTTACCGTGATTTTCTGTGTAACCCGCACCGACTAGATTTAAACGTTCAATCATCAACGACCTAAACTCACAAGCAGCAAAGAAAGCTAATTCATCACCATATTTAGGTATTGAAAAGTACCTACTCTTTTGTTTTCCGCTTGTAGGATACCAACTTGCACACCAATAATCTTTGCCATCTGATCCAGTGTGCAATCTTACCCCAGTTACACCACTCTTGTTACTGTTATACATACCCTTGTTTCTGGCTTGCATATCATCATTTGCCCATCTTACATTCCCCTCTACGTAACCAAGGGAATTTTCTATTCGATCAACTGAGACACGCCCTTTGAAGTTTTCCGGTATAGGTCCAATGTCATTGTAGAAATTCACAAAACTTTCCGAAAATGCTTGTGAAATACCAATCTTCGAATAAACTGCATACTCTTTTGAATTTGGGTTAGTACAACGACCTTTCATTCTTTTCCAAGCTTTCTGCTCAAGACTTCCTGACATTCCGTGGGTGTAATACTTCTCTGCAAAAGCCTTATTGGTAACAGCAATCACTTCTAAGTGTAGACACCCACAAGATTGCGTATCATTAGCTGACAACTCTGCGGAAGTAACTTTGGTAGTGTTGCCACAAGAACATTCTGCATTCCATACCAAAGTCCTCCGAGTTGCATGCCTACCTTCAACATTCTTGATAACCAGTCTTCCGACTTCGTGACCTGTCCAGTCTAAGGCATTAGATGCAACTCTTACTCCATTAATTTCTTTCAAATTACTCCCTACCCCTTCTCAAAGTAAAACAATTTAACAAGTGCCTTAGTCAATTTACTACGACGTCCACTATCCTCAAACGTAAAGTTTACAAAACCAATGTTGTTCTTAATCTCCTGAATGTCTTCGTCATCAAGAAACTCTGGTGGTGTGTTGTTTGCAGCTTCTACGACTTCACTCAAGTATTTAAGACCTGTTTCTTTACGGATGTCTTTTTGACGCCAGTCTCCCGTCATACAAAGTTGTGCGCCGTCACCAATACGGGTTGTCAGCATCTGCATAAGGTCAGTATCAAACCCTTGCACCTCCTCACACAGCACGAATACCTCATCCTCAAAACTATAGCCACGCATCCATTCAACACTTTTGAATTCGATTACCTTTTTCTCAAGCATATAAGACAATTGGGTTTTGCCAAGGAACTTAGTCAGATGCTCCAAGATACTGGTAAAAATTACGGAAAGTTTTTCGCCCTCCGTGCCGGGAACTGCACCGATTGTACGCCCACAAGATTCATAAGGTCGAACCAAGAACAATTTGTGGATAGACTTAGCTTTCAGCAAGTTTGCAGCGTGCCATGCAGCTAAAATTGACTTACCACCACCGGCTGGGCCTTGTAGAGCCACGATTTTACGACCTTCCTGTAGATACTGTGCCCCGAGCGTCTGCGCCTCTCCGATAGGCTTAAAGTGCAACGAATTAAACTCTTTTTCATCATCATACTTATGATTTACAGCAGGTTTACCAACCTTATCCTTACGAACACGTTTACGGGGAACGGCAATATCCTGACCGTCAACTTGTACTACAAACGCTCTCTCGCGACTTCCCATGCACTTATTTCCTTCTCAATAATTAAATTTCCACACCTTTTCTTTGCTTCACCACTTTCCCAACATCTCTAGCTTCCCAC